TCGTCGGCATGATTCATGGATGGGGACTTTGGCTGGGGTGGTTCGCGTCTTAATGGCATCACCAAAAGATTTTGCCGGGTCGAACAAGCTTCTAAAAGGACCGCCCGGATACGAAGATAGAATAGGCGATCTACCGGTTTACAACAGTGGCGTCGAGTCTATTTCACGTTGGGCGCTCAGCCGTGAAGAACTACAAGCCGTTGTTGAGTCTGGCGATGTTTGGGTTTCAGTGGCAGCCGGATCGAGTCAACCACCGATGAAGGTTTCGGGTTTTCCTTTGATGGAACTGCGGGACGAAAACGGAAAGACCTCAAAATATGATCCGGACGCCGGACTTATTCCGCGTCCAGTCCGCATCATCGAATTCAGAGAAGAATATTCCCTCTAATGCGCACAGTCCCTATCTCGGTTCTTCAAGAACGCTATATCTACAATCCAGAGACCGGGAAGATTTCTGCACGCATCAAACTCGGCAAGAAAGATATCGGCGAAGAGGTCGGTACGATCAACCACGACGGCTACATCGTTTTGAAAGTCAGTTATGATGGACGCCGCACTCAGATCGCAGGGCATGTTCTAGCATGGACATTGTTCTATGGAGAGTATCCTGAATTCGATGTCGATCATCGTGATACAGTTCGAACCAATAATCGAATCGACAATCTGAGAAATGCAACGCGATCCCAAAATCTCGCCAATCGAAATCATGTTGGTGAACTGCCGCGCGGCGTCACGAGGACGAAGAATAAAAACCGTCCCTATCAAGCTCAAATACAGTGGGAAGGTAAGAAGCGCTATCTCGGCAGTTTTGCCGATCCCATGGATGCACACGCAGCATATGTGAAAGAAGCAACTCTCGTTTTTGCGGATTTCGTCAGGATATAACAATCCATGAAGAAAGCATACCGCGAGGCTTTGCTTCAAGTTGCGAAATTTAACATATTCGGCAATGCATTCCATTTAACCCAAAGACCAAAAACCATGGCAAAACTTGAAGTTATGGGATTGGTGGAAAAACGAAAGGTAAAAGTTCTTGGATATCCCTGTGAAACTTGGTTCGTCACAAAAGACGGAAAAGAAGCGCTCGCGCAAATCAAAGAAGAATACGGAGTCTCAGTCTACGGCAAGAACCGCCCAAGGCTTAAACATCGACGCGGTCGAGGAAAAGTATAACGCAAAATATGTCGGGCAGTACGATCTCCCGTCAAGTCGTGGACCGTATCTGATCTTCTATGTGGAAAACCCCGATACGTCGAAGGGACACGACAATTATTTTGCTCTACGCCGTGGGATGGGCCTGACATCGAAAGGCGCATTCGGCTGGACCGATTCTGTCACCATATTCAATGGTAAAGGAATCAGAGATTCAGAATGGGCAGCCATTTTGCTTGAAGACGACACCTTTCTGGTTTCACGCTGGCACCACGATTATGTAACAGGGCCGCGCGGAGAAATGTTGGATGGCGGCTCCGACTACACAAGATACAATCTTGAATTTCCACCAACGCATAAAATGAAGATCATCGACGGAAAGGAAGTCTTTACACCCGTGCCACCAAGAGAACCGAAAGTCAAAAACGACGAAGACTTTGAGAACCTCGATCTTACACCAGAACAAACCAAGCTTGAAGACTGGTACGGATATGGCCTGAATGGCGTCTCTGGTATTATGTACGATGTCGGCGAATTCCATCTTGCGTGCGATCAACCGGTTCGCTACAAACCGGCGCTTCCTACCGCCGATGAAGCGGCACTTCGTTTGCGGCTGATCACCGAAGAGTTCGAAGAAACCAAGCGTGCAATCGAAACCGGTGACATCGTCGAAGTCGCGGATGGGCTTGCAGACCTCATCTATGTGATTGCAGGTACCGCATTGGTTTACGGTCTGCCATTGGATGAAGTATGGAGCGAAGTCCACGATTCTAATATGGCAAAAGTCGATCCTGAGACCGGAAAAGTTTTGAAACGAGCAGACGGCAAGATTTTAAAAAGACCCGGTTGGACACCTCCAGATATCAAAACCGTTCTTGGATTATTTAGCGATGACACAGCATCCGACGCAGCTTAACGATATAGGGCGTGCGATTCAATTTGCACTCGACCGCCACAAGGGACAGCTTTATGCCGGGCTACCCTATGTCTATCATCTTTCTCGTGTTGCATTTGCCTGCGGCGATTTCGGTTATATTGATCCAGTGCATCAGTCAGCTTGTTGGCTGCACGATGTTGTCGAAGATACCGAAACATCTATCGAGACTGTGATCAAAGAGTTCGGTATCGAGGTCGGGCGTCATGTTTGGGCGTGTACCGGCATTGGAGAGAATCGAAAAGAACGCAATCTCGACATCTCAAGAAAACTTCTCGCTTTTCCGAAGGGATGTATCGTAAAGGCTTCGGATCGTATCGCAAATCTCGAAGCATGCATTCTCGATCCCGGGACAGGGCAACCCAATCGCGAACTCGCTGGAATGTATCTCAAGGAGCGCACAGATTTCATCGATTTGATGCGTGGCTGCATTCCTGATCCAATGTTAACGCGCCTTAACCACGCTTTCGACGAATTGACTCATATCGTGCCTTAGAACCATTCTAAATTGCGGCTGGCTCCCAGAGGTTGACAATGCATAAAATCCTCGTTAGGTTGTAAGCTGCAATCGATGGGGAGGGTTTGATGCCCAAAAAATTCAAGATTTTTGTGTATGCAGCTATCGCGGCCCTCTTGTTTCCTCTTCTGATCAAGGCCATGATCGTTGGTGTGAAACCTTCCATCTTTCTCATTCTCGCCGGGTGCGCCGTGCTCTACGGTTTGACGACGCTCTCGACCCTCAAATCCAGCTAGGAGCCTCAATGGCAAATTATCGTACAAAGCAATTCGAAGTCAGCGTTCATAAGTACACGGGTGAGCGTAAGGACGACCTTCCTGACTGGGTGCAAGCTTTCCAGTCCTATGCGCCCGAGGGCGGCTCTATGGGCGTCGGTAGGGATGCTGTCGGGACGCTCTTGATCCCAACAGGTACAGGGCTCGAAAAATGCTTGCCCGGCGATTATATCGTCCTCGACGGCGCTGCAATGAAGGCGTATAAGGCAGCCGAGTTCGACCGTCTGTTTGAAGAGTATACCGAACAGGCCTAAATCGTCACGGGGCAACTTTATGCACGGCAATCCATCAGACATCGTGATGGCGCATGCTTTCCAGCAGACGCCACGTACATGGTGGCAAAAACTGCGCGCCTACTTCGGTTATGCGTCGTAGCCCCTATCGCGGCGGGATGCCGTACCGCCCAATGCTGCACTGGCCCTATGAGCGTCGTCCCGGCGACTTTTTGAGGCATTGGGAAGACCTACACTTTTACGGATTCACGCGGGTCCGTCCTTTCTACTGCATCTTCACTGATCCTGTCAGCGGGATGCTCAATCTCCAGCATAAGAATCTCCTCAACAAGATACACCGTGCACGGCGGCTTGGTCGGAAGATGTTCAAGAACTCGCGGCCCTTTTATAAAAGCCGTGCGCGCATCCCGGATGAAATTGAAGCCATTCGCTACAGAGCAGCACTCAATCGCTCGAAAGATGCACGTCGCGACAGGATCGAACTCGTCGAATTGGAATTGATTCCCTTCTGGGATTGACACCTTAGCCGCGACAGCCTATGTCCAATTCCTCGACAGGTTGAGGGATTCGGATGCCAAAGCCATACAAGCTAGCCGTCCTTATTGGACGCTTTCAGCCTTTCCATCGCGGGCACGAGCAGGTCATGCTTGATGCATTATCCAATGCTGACCGGCTTCTTGTGATGGTTGGATCGTCTAACCTTTCGCGCACTACGCGTAATCCGTTCTCCTATGAAGAACGTGAGAGTATGATCATGCAAGCCATGTGTGATAAAGGCGTCGAAGGGCAAGTCGAAATCATTCCTCTTTCAGACAATCCGTATGAACTTCAAAGCTGGATAACATCCGTTCAAAACCACATAAAATCGTTGTTCCCTTTTGGCAACGATAAAGATGTCGCAATCACCGGCCATGAACGCGACCAGTCGAGTTTCTATTTGAAGCAGTTTCCGCAATGGGGATTTATTCAGCCTAAAATTCATTCGTTGCATATCAATGCAACGGAAATCCGCGAAGTCTATTTTGGCAGCGAAGGATGGTTCGATATGCTCGCCAAGAACTGGCTGCCAAAATCTTCGCTCGAATTTCTAATCGAATTCACTCGCGGACATCATTTCAAAGATATTTGTGCCGAGAAGACATTCGAAGTCGAATATCGTAAGAGATGGGGTAAAGGTCCATTCCAGACTGTCGATCCTGTTGTGATTCAGTCCGGGCACCTCCTAACTGTGATCAGAAAGGATGCCCCGGGCAAAGGAATGCTTGCCTTGCCGGGTGGTCACGTAGAATACGGTGAGACCTGTGACGCTGCTGTGATCCGCGAACTCTTCGAAGAAACCCGCATTCATTTTCATGTCAAAAATAAAGACCTTCGTGTCCAACGAATTTGGCAAGGCTTTCGTGGGCGTCGCCGGTTCGACGATCCGGCGCGGTCGTGCAGGGCGCATGTCATCACAGAAGCATTCCTCTTCAAGCTTCCGGATTATGACGAATTTCCATCCGTCCTTGGGGCTGATGATGCCGAGATCGCGATGTGGACGCCACTCAGCGAGCTACGGTCACACAACATGTTCGAGGATCATTTCTGGATAGTTCAGAAGATGATTTCGACGTATCTATGAAGGAAGTTTTATGAGCCTGCCCACCTATCTTAAGCCACAACCGTACAATTCGATCATCGACGCGGATAGTTATAAAGTGCCTCATTGGATGTTCTATCGTGAGGGCATCAAAAGCGTCTACAGCTTTATCGAGTCGCGTGGCGGCGAGCATGACACGATCATGATGGCAGGTCTTCAACCTCTTCTTTACGAAAAAATTGCTCAACCCGTGCAAGATTGGGAGATCGAGGAGGCAGGAGAATTCTTCGCGAAGCATTTTGGCTTTCCCTCTTATTTCAACAAGAATATGTGGGATGAGATCGTCAATAAATGGGATAGAAAGCTTCCTCTCGAAATCCGTGCACTGCCTGAAGGTCTCCTCGTTCCCAAGCATACACCGATGGTTACCGTACAGAACCATGGCGGGAAGGTTCTTGCGCCATTAACGAGCTACAAAGAGACCATGCTGATGCGGAATGTTTGGCCCGCATGCTCTATCGCGACTCGCGTCTTTCGTATGAAGCAGCGTCTCAAGCCGTTTTACGACGAAACAAGCGATAACCCGATTTCGCCTTTTGCAGTTCTTGACTTCTCATCGCGCGGAGTTTTCGGCGACGATCATTCCAAGATTGCAGGCGCAGTATTTTGCTTCATGTTTCAAGGTTCCGATAACATGCTCGGAATCCGTCATGCAAATTATTACTATTTCCACGAAATGTCGGCATTTTCTGTGGCGGCGACCGAACACAGTATTGCAAGCGGATGGGTGCACGACGACGACGGCTACATCGACAACTGTCTCGAAAAAGCGCTGCCTAATTCCATCCTTTCGATGGTCGGTGACACTTGGAATATCTTCGAGTTCGCCAAGAAGCTCTGCCGGGGGGATCGGCAAGCGATCATAGCAAACAAAAATCTCAGTATCGTCGGGCGTCCAGATTCCGGAGAACGCTATGACGTGTTGCCACAATTTCTTGCGACTTTGTATCAAGGTGTCGGCGCACGCAAAAATTCTAAGGGCTACGACGTATTGAACTTGAACATGAAAGCTCTCTGGGCCGATGGGATGAATGAGGACACCATTACAGAGCCAAATCAGATCGCGAAGGATATGAAAATCGCAGCGGACTGTGTGTTGACAGGTGCTGGTGGTGGAATTGCTGCCGCAAAACTGGACCGCGATACCGACCGATGGGCTATGAAAGCTTCCACATATTTGATGGAAGACGGCTCACAGATGGAGATTTTCAAAGACCCAATCACCGATCCGGGTAAAAAATCCAAGCGTGGGAGATTTACTGTTCGTCCAGATGGGTATGGACACACGCTAGTCGGACGCAGATTTGGTGATACCGAATTCGCCGATGATCTCCTCGGTATCCGTTACCTAAACGGCGACGTTCTCAACGCAGCGATTTTGGAGGACATTCGCAGGCTTGTGGACTCTCAACTATGAGCGCCATTTCCCATGACGAACTCAGTCAGATCGAACGACGCATAACCGAGACTGGTCTTCTCTTGACTCCGGAAGAGGCTCAGAAATTGATCGGAACGACTCGGCGGCTGATGTCGGCTGAGTTCTGGAACAAATTTGTCTATCCTGAAGGCGCACTTGCGCAAGACGTTCAGAACGAACTCAATGATTATAAGTTTTTGCTGGAGCAGGTCTCTCTTGTCTACTGCCATGTAACAGGTGGTCTGCTTTCGAAGACAAACTATTTTGCTTCGGAAGTGATTTCCGCGATGGATCGCTTTGTTGAGCACATGATCGACGAGGCCGTACTTGAGGCCCGAGAGGAGTGGGAAGAAGAACACATAGCCACCATGGATCGCTTTGTTGAGCACATGATCGACGAGGCCGTACTTGAGGCCCGAGAGGAGTGGGAAGAAGAACACATAGCCACCATGGAAAAGCTGACTCTAGATGACTAACAAGCTTGGCCTGTTCATTCTGGACGAGGCACCTCTGGCGATCAAAGAACTCGTTTGGGATTATGGCGAGGGGGAAGTGATCCGTGCGCGCTTCGCATTACAATCTGAGGACGCAGACGTTCTCGGTAGTTTTCTCAAGAAAAATCGTCAAGTGTCTCAGCAAAAAATCGAAGAACGTCTGGCAGCGGACGAAGTCGGAAAAACCATCAATAAATCCCTTCGTGGAAAGTTATAGATGTCGATAATCAAACCGCCAGACTTGTTAGGTCAGCTTTCAATAGCGGATATGGATAAACTAATGAAAGAGTCCTATATCGGCGGTAAGTCAATTTCGGAACAGATTTTCGAAAGAAACTATCTCAATCAAGTCAATTTTGTTATGGCTCCCAATCAGAAAAAAATGTGCGAAGCCGTTCTGGCTAGTCGTGAATTTTTTCAAGGATCGAGTCTACCACACATTATGCCGTGGATGGCTCATCGACCTATTTTTAGAGAATTCCTTTGGGGTCCGAATGGAGAATGGACAGGGCTGCTTCGTACAGACGATTTCAAAGTTTTCGATCAAATGGACTATGGGGAATCTTATGAGATGGTTATTTCTAACACAAGAAACAGTTATGGAAGTAATTTAGCACTACCGTTTAAAGGGCGTGCTGCATACGAAAATCGCTGGATGAGGTGGGATGAAAGGATTTCTCACGGATTTTTAAATGCGACAGGATTGTCTATAGCAATGTACGACCCAAAAGTCGCAGTCTTTTTCGACAACTATCAATCGATGATGGAATATACGCGATATGTAGGTGCGCGATCTCCTGCGGTTCCGATTATTCTAGAGATGGCGTCTTTTATTCAATATCTCGATCTGAACGCTTCCATTATCGCACAATGGAGCGATGCCATGATGAGGCCGAAATATAAATACTGCTATGGTGCGTTGCGCGATGGCAAAGATAGGTTCAGTCCTCTTGGTGTTATGCTGGACTTCATGGATTGCGAGTGGGTCTGGGATCACGACGATGCCGAATGGAATGCTGTCGATTGTGATGAGAATAATGTTATCTCTAGTTCTCGGGCTCGTTCTCTCTTTAAAATTCCTAGCGGAATTTCAAATAACTCGGTTGAATTCGGGATTCAGTTATTGACGGATGTTTCCGATAAGTTTTCCGATTTTGGACGTTTCTGCGAGTACCTAAAATTGGCTGACGAGATCGTAGGCGACCGTCAGCAGATAGTTCGGCGCGCATTTGATTCCAATCCGGATCAACATCGATACCGGATGGCGGATCAGATAAGTCTCGTGCGTCCTGAAACGCTTTTCTGGAATTCAAAGGTATGAGCACCGTCCTCGTCTGCGGAGCTAGATTTGACGTTCGGATCGAGCACATCTATGCGGTCCTCGACGGCATTCAGCAGGTACTAAAATTCCCGCAGGAAACAATTTTTGTGCATGGTGGGGCGCGAGGCACAGATCGCTTTTCCGGCGCATGGGCACGCTGGCGAGGATTTCAGGAATCTGTATGCGCTATCGACACGGCGCTCGACGATAACGACAAAGGGGGCGCACCGAAACGCCGTAATATTCGGATGAAGGAAACCTTCCAGCCGGAATGGGCGATCTGCTTTCCGGGCGGTCCCGGAACAAGGCATATGATGGATATTTGCCTAAAGGACAGAAAAATGCAAGTTTTGGACGTGGAAATCGAAGGTACCAATTTTACGGTTTGGTGGCTGCGATTCGGTCTCCCAGTCATGGTTCTAACGCAAGGAATTCTCAAATGACACAACGCTCGACGTTTTCTCATGGCAACGAAATTCTTACCGATGGTAGGACTGTCTGGGTAAATGGTCTCGACGGCGCATGTCTTGGGCGGTTCTCCAAAAATGGCTATGAGATTATGAATGCCGGTACGCCACCACCGAAATCGAGTCATTATCTTTTGGCTGAAGCGGGACCTACCGATCTCGACGATTGGGAAGTTTTCTGTGTCTGCATGATGGGGCACCATAACATCGATGTACCTTTCGATTACGCACCGGATTTTCTCGATGTGAGTCCAGTCGGATTTTGGGGCGAAGTTCGACGCACAATAAAGAGCCGAACTTTTTGGGAGGGATTCTTTGATACTTTCACTTTTGCTGGAATCTGGAAATGAGACAGCTTTACGATCCCATTTACAAATTCGATACGAAAGGAAAAGTTCGTGTTTGGCGCATGGAACAAGAGAATGGACGCCATCGCACGATTGCTGGAATCAAAGACGGTAATCTTGTTACAAGCGGCTGGACCCAGTGCGAGCACACAAATGTCGGGCAGTCCAATCATCGCGACCCGGTCGAGCAGGCAAGTTTTGAGATTGCTGCTGCGTATAAGAAAAAGTTGACGCGAGAGTATCACGAGACAATTGAAGGGGCCAAAGGCGGAGCACACTTCTTTAAGCCAATGCTGGCTGAGAAGTATGACGCAAAGAAATTCACGTCGGGATTTGCGCAACCTAAGCTTGATGGTATCCGTTGTATCATCAAAGCTGATGGTATGTGGTCTCGTGAAGGCAGGCCAATTAAAGGTGCGCCACATATTTTTGAAGCTCTCGTATCTCTATTCCAACAAATTCCCGATCTCGTTCTTGACGGCGAGATTTACAATCACGATCTCAAGGATGATTTCAATACGATTGTCTCAATCGTGAAAAATCAGACTCCGAACACCGACGAGTTGGAGAAATCACGGCTGCTCGCTCAATATCATAGCTACGATTTACCTTCTCATACTGGTCCGTTTCGGGAACGCACTTTGATGTTGGGCAAGCTCCTTCAAGGCTATGCTCCGATGATCCAGCGTGTACAGACCCAGAGTGTTGATACGGTTGAAGTCTACGATAAGTGGCATCTCGAATGGCTTGAGGCTCGCTACGAAGGGTCTATGTGGCGCGACGATAAACCTTACGAGCAGAAACGCTCGAAAACTCTGCGTAAGCGTAAGGAGTTCATCGACGAAGAATTCGAAGTCGTGCGGATCGAAGAGGGTCTCGGAAATTGGGCCGGTGCTGCAAAGAATGTGATCTGCCGCTTCCCTGATGGTCGCGAGTTCGGTGCCGGTATCGCTGGGACGTACGAGCGCGGCGTCGAGCTTCTTCACGAGAAGCACAAGGTCGTGACGATCAAATATTTTGCGCTGACGCCGGACGGCATTCCGCGTTTCGGCGTCGCAACCAAATTCCATGGCGATAAGAGAGAGCTATGACAAAGAAAAAAGTCTTGGAACTCAAGAATGGCGTCTATCGAATTTTCTGGAGAGAGGGAGGTAGCTCGTTAGCTGCTGTCGGTATAACTGATTCTGGCGACCGCTGGATGGCACCCACAAATTGGACTGCACTCGACGAGAAATATCCGAAAGTTGCTGTCACTCATGTTTGGCGTGAGGTCAAATCTGCTGTGCTGTTGATAGCCGCCTAGAAGAGGAAACCATGCTTATCCGATTGACGTATACAGGAGCTAGATGTGTATCCGCGAACTGAATATGAAATGACCAAGGTTGACCTTGGTGAACTTCTTAAAGCGTGTAAGCCCGTCCCATATATGGTGATTGGTGGCATGGAGCCGCCGTCGCCTCAAGAGAACGCCAACGCCGCTTGGGCACGTCTCGGAGCTAAAATGGGGTTCGATAGCAATTCCGTCCGCCCAGTCGATGGTAAGGGCCAGAGGTTCTTTACGGCGGTTCCTAACGAGACAGAGGATCAGCGGACGGAGCGCTTAGCTCACGAGGCAGCAGACAAGCGGCGATATGACATTAAGCGGCTCGCTGCCGAAATCGCCGACCGCCAAAAGCAACTCGACACGCTTGAAGCCGCAGACTACCAAGCACAACTCGATGCACACAAGGTTTAGCGGTCAAGCTGGATAGGCATGGAGGAAACTATGACTCAGAGCCTTATTAAAGACGAGCAGACCCCGACAGAGCGCGAGCTTCTCAGAGATGCGTGGGGGGCGCTGAACTTCATTCTGGCCTTCTACGAGCCGGGCCAGCGTCATCTCGATACCGAAGCTTGGAAACGTGCTGAGGCCGATGGTAGGCGTGTACACGCCGCGCTAAGAGAGTATCTTGATGCGGTTGCGCCCAATGACGGATGAGAATCGTCTGTTCGAACGCGCATTCAATATCCGCCCAACCTTTCGCCTCATTCGACGTGATATCGTGCCTCATCTTCACGACATCACACGCTACTATAACACTTATGAAGACGGGGTTGGCGGAAGCTATGTGACCGAAGTTAGGCCGGTGGTTACTATAGAATTCGTAGCAGTTCCAGAAAGAAGGAGGTTGTATCGTGGCGCGTAGCATTCAACGCATTCCAATTATCCTAGCAGAGCTACAGACCTTTTGGGAGCGTCATCCAGACCTGCGGCTCGGTCAAGTATTCTACATGATAGTAGACGGAGATTTCTTCTACATGGAAGACGAGAGGATTCTGGAGAACCTCGTCAAGAATCGCGATGTCGAGTGTCACCTATGCGCTCCTGAAAACAAAAAGGCCGGGAAATAATCCCGGCCTTTCCGAATTTTGTGCCTTGTAAAAATCAGTTCAGGCCCATGCGCCCGACGACCTGTCCGAGAAGAATTACCTTCGTGATCGGAATCTCGTCGAAATTTGTCCGGTCTTTCGCATAGAGTCGCAGCATCGAACTGCGCGCCGGGCGTTCCAAGAAACCCACACGCATTTCTTTATGCCGCGCATTGCCGGTGGCATAGACATATTCTGCGCCGAGCGCGCCGGGGATCGAATTGCGCTTGACGACGACCATGTCGCCGCGCTTGGCGGTCGCAGCATCGTCTTCGAGTTCGACAAGAACCGTTTCGGAGACATCCATCTCGTAGCGGGACTGGAACCATTCGCTGTTGAACGAGCACTGATTGACCGGCTCGAAAGAGTCTTTCGACACCATGAAACGATATTGGGGAACCACAGCAGCTTTCGGCGTCCCAAAGGCGAGCCATTCGGGCGTCACCTGAAGGTATTTCGCGATCTGCTCGATCACGTAGAGCTTGAGTTCCGCCTTTCCGGTTTCATAGTTCGAATAGGTATTGCGGGCGCAGCGGAATTCGGTGCCGTCTTTGAGCCTCAGCGTGATGCGTGCAGCGATGTCGCCGTGGCTGAGGCCCAGTTCCGTACGTCTGGCGCAAAGCCGCTCTGGGATCGTCTGAGGGGTGCTGAGAGCCTCTTCCGTATGGGTCTGGGATTGTATGCGATTCTCGTTGTGACTGGGCACCACTTTCAGGTGCGGCTTGCGTGGGGTCGCGGCTGGCTTGCGCATCGTTGCAGATTTCGCCATCGGGTTACTCCTTCGGTTGGGCTGCTGTCGGATTTCATAACGACAAGTGTCGTGTTTCGTTGCAGCCGTGAATTACATCGTAGACGGAGTATTAGTTCCCCTCTGGCAACAAGTCAAGTCTAAATTCAAAAATTTGGGAGAAAAAATGGTATTCGCGACAGGTATTGTCAACCCGCGCGTCCGGCAATATGATGAAATTTCAAGGGCTTAGAGAATTAACTAACAGTCATGAATCTCGACAATATCAGTCCATTGGAGTTCCCGAATCAGGTCATCTGCACCGCCGATAAACTGCGGCATTTTGTCAAGAGCAAGACGGAATACGAGTGGAAAGGTTTCCCAGTCCTCCAACTCCGCTTTCATCTGCGCGCGCTTGTCCGGGTCCGCGACAAGTTCCGTCGTGAAGGTCATCTTCTTTTCGGTGAGAGCTTGGACGGCGCGGTCACAATGCGGGCAGCCGGGCATCGTATAAACCTTGTATTGCAGTTTCATGTCGATGAAGTCGAATGCATTGTTCCAACCTTCGATCTCGCCTTTTCCATATTCGGTTGAACGGCTCTCAAAGAAATTGGTATGAGTTGGCGCATTCATGATCCAATCCAACCATGGAAGCGGATTGTCTTTGACGCGGTAATTTGGCTTTAAGCCGAGTTGCAGCAACCGCCGATCCGCGATGTATCGAATATATTTTTTCGCTTCATCAGGCGTAATCCCATCGACCGGGCCGATAGAGAATGCCTGATCAATGAAGGCATCTTCCAACTTGACCATCTGGCGGCAGGTTTCATAAATGCGCTGCTTGGTCTCATCGTTCCAGACGCGTGGATGTTCCTGTACCAATGTGTGGAAGAGCTTGATCATCGCTTCGACGTGAAGCGATTCATCTCTTAGAGACCACTCAACCAAACTCGACATTCCTTTCATCAGTCCGCGTTTCTGAAAACTCAAAAGGATAGCGAAGGATGAGAATAGCTGCATGCCTTCACCAAAGGCGCTGAAGATAGCAATATCGACAGCGAGATCGGCGATGCCTTTGCCCATGCTGTTCTCAAACATGAATTCATGTTTGTTGCGCATGGCAGCATATTCCTGAAATGCTTTGTACTCAGACTCTGGAAGTCCAAGCGTATCGATCAGGGTTGAATAGGCATCGATGTGATTGGCCTCCATGTCGATGAAGGCACCGAACATCATCCGAATCTCAGGATGCGGGAAGCGTGGGGCATACTTCTCGAAATAACCTTTGGCGATATCGATGTCAGCCTGCGTGAAGAAACGGAATAACTGCGTGAGAAGAGATTTTTCGTTCTCTGTCAGTTTCTTGTTCCAGTCGTTGATATCCTCAGCCATCGGAGCCTCATGTGGTTCCCATGCCATCGAACGCGCTTTTTTATACGCCTCATAAGCCCATGGATAAGAAAACGGCTTAAAATAGTCGCGTGAATCTAAAATACCCATGGCTTAACCTTGACACGCTAGACAGTCATCTGCCTGCTTACCGCTACCATCCTCGACAACAAAATTTTCCGCCATTGTCATGCGTTCAACTTTCTTATTCGTATTCTCCGCACGTGACGGCGTCGTCGATCTCAGATAATAAAGAGACTTCACACCCATTTCCCACGCTTTGTAGTGTGCCTTAGTGATCTCTTTTGCGTCGGCATTATGCTCGAAGAACAAATTCAGCGATTGTGCCTGACAGATATATGGCGCGCGGTCTGCTGCCAACTGAACAAGAGCCATCTGATCCAATTCGGTCGCCGTCTTGAAGATTACCTTTATATCGTCAGGAATGTCGAGATGCTGAACCGAACCTTCATTGGCGACGATACTCTGCCACGTTGCGTCATTGTCCAGATCGAGCTTCTGAAGGGCTTTTGACAGATATGGGTTCTTTACCGGGAACGATCCTGACAATGTTTTGTGTAGGAAAGCATTAGCACGGTGAGGCTCGATTGAGGGTGATGTTCCTCCGCACAGGATCGAAGAAGAAGCATTTGGGGCCACAGCGAGTTTATGCGCAAATCGTTCCCCTGTACCCTCCATATCCGGTGCTTCGCCGCGTTCTTCGCCGAGTTTCAGTGAGATGCGGTTTGCTTCGGCACGAAGATAAGTAAAGAGATCGAGGTTTAATAATCTGGCCTGTGGAGATTCAAGGGAAAATCCTTTTGCCTGCAAATAAGATTGAAAGCCGAGCACACCAAGGCCAACAGAGCGCTCCCGCATGGCACTATAAACTGCATTATGCAATTCTGGAGGCGCATCCGAGATGAAAGCGTTCAACGCGTTATCGAGCATGCGGAACAGGTCCTCAAGAAACTGAGGATCGTAACGCCATTCATCGAACTTTTCCGCATTCACGCTCGACAAGCAGCAGACCGCAGTACGCATCTTGTCGAATTTATCCACACCGGTCGGAAGCGTGATCTCGGTGCAATTCCCGGTGATATAGCCATTGAAAGTAAGGCGACCGGTTTTTGGCTCCGTTGCGCAATAGGTTTCGAGACGAAATGGAAGAGGTTGCACATCGCATACAACCGCATGGTGAATTGGGCTTGGATGAATTCCGTCTACAAGTGCGTCGAAATCTTCCTGTGTCAATGTCAGGGCGTTCATCGTATCTGTCAAACGAATCACCGGTGACAAACCAAGTTCCAGTGCGATCAGGCGAATTCCTCGAATCAAATCCACATCATTCGACCCAATGCAGAGCAATTCGGCATCGCTATCATCGAGACGCATTTTTGTGCCGGAGGCCATGATAATTCCACGAAGCCATTCGCGGCGTTCACTGACAGACCATGTAAGCGGTAAACGTCCCGCTGGAATATCCCGTGGTTCATATCGAATCATCATTCCAGCTTCGTCCTGTTCCGAATTTACGGAGGCCGTCAGAAGCTGCTTTAATTCGGAGTCGGGAAGAGCGGCTGGAGCATAAACTGCCAAACGGTTACTGTCTTCGAAACCTGCAAATGTCGCCCACCCAGCCGTGAACGCAATTGCCATGGCATGATGGGGGTCTTCGTCAAGTTGGAATTTCTTCCATTCATTCGCAATACCGGTGCGTGCTCCCCAAAGAGTGCTGCCATTTTCCAGTTCTCCGGCCTGCACAATGGTCCCATCGAAGAGATGAAATTTATGTTGCGGAGTGCAGTCAACATAATCGCCATCTTCAAACCAGACACGGACAAGCTCAGCTTCATCCGCTGTTTTGCGGATCGTGACTGGAACAAAGTCATCACCATTCCAGATATCGACTGTCTGATCGACAAGACCCTCGATAGGTAAATGGCCTATGCGAGTCAGCATTTGTGTATAAGGTGCAACGCAGAGATTCGATTGATGGACTTTTAGACCAAGCTTTTTCTGCGGCTCTGGAAGAGAACGATTGATAGTGTCGATGAAGACCATATAAGGCTCGCCAGTCTGCATGCGAGTCTCGATAAGAAGCCGCCATAAATCACGTGCACGCACAGTTTTGGTGACGGTCCCATCCTTTGGAGAGCGTAGATTGAAAGTGGTATTGTTTGTAACGGCTTCCATGAATTCGTCTGTGATGTTGACCGCGTTATGGAGATTGGTAGCCTTTCGGTTTTGATCGCCGCCAGTCGGTTTGCGCATCGTAATGAATTCTTCGATCTCTGGATGTGAGATATCGAGATATGCCGCGTAACTTCCTCGACGAGTACCACCTTGTGAGACAGAAAGGATAATTCGGTCAACAGCGGCAACGAAGGGAATCATGCCGGTAGATTTGGAGCCTTTCGCAGTCTCCTTACCAGCTTCACGCAGAAATCCCCAATAGCCTCCCACGCCGCCTCCAACTGATGAGAGCCAGCCAGTTTCCGTCCAGTGATCGAAAATACCTGATCGGCTGTCGGACACGGCACTCAAAAAGCACGAGATGGGAAGACCGCGTTCAGAACCACCGTTCGAAAGGATAGGTGTTGCATACATGAACCACAACTTCGAAACAGCTTCATAAAGCCGTTGTGCATGATCCTCGTCATCTGCATAGGCAGCCGACGCACGCGCGAATGCATGCTGTGGAGAAGTCTCTCCCGGCAGCATGTAGCGCTCGATTAGTGTCTGTTTAGTGAAGTCGTTTAGAAGGCTGTCGCGGGAGAGATCAATTTTAATAGATGAGGGACTAACAGCCATTGTTTTTCTTGCTCGAATGCGGGAACGCGGATCGTTCCGTATGGGTGATTTTTGAGGAATGCGGAGAGTAGTCTGTGTGACCTATCGAGTCAAGATTCTGGACATGAGAATCTCAGGAAATTTATCGGTGTCTGAGATTTTTACGGTGTCAAGAATTTTCTCATAACAGAATCTGCAACGCTTAAACCGAATTGTCTGTTTGACGCGCTCTTTTACCGCATCATCGATAAATTCGCGAAATTCAACATGCTCCTGCTGGTCCTCCGTATGATGACCCTTTCCACATTTTCTTCTCTGGATCGCGGCGGCAATGCCAATGTGGGTTTCCGTATAAAGATCGCCTAGCCAGATAGAGAGACGCAACGCCAAGGCGAGCGTAAAGAAAGCAAGCGCGATCCAGCCGATGATGTTCCAGCTTCCACCGGCTACACATAAAAAGCTACATGTCATACTGAGACTCCTGCCGCACGCATCAAGTCCGTCGCATTACAGGCGCGTCCGTCCAGCGTATAGTGAGTGCGTTTATTCTTGACTCGGTCTCCTAAGATAATAAGAGCACGCTCAAATGGCGTAAGACCATCACCAATCGGAGCGACAATTGCACCGCGTTCTCGTGGTAGCCGATTCGACAGCTTGGGATTCGTATCCTTTGTCAATCCAATCGTATTGCCATATCGACGTTTTTCTTTGCGCTCGGTGAATTCTGCCGGTGTTTCATCGCCGCTTTCAGCCGGAACAGCATTTTGCTCGGCGATCTGCTCACCAAGAATTATGGCTTCTGAGACATCAAGATGGGATTTCATCACGCCCCATCGACAATAGGAGATTTATACTATTGACAGCATCCACTTCGTTCATTGGGCCGTTCTCCAAAAGAAAATCAACCCGTTTTTCAACAAGACCTTCTCGTTCTAGAAGAAGCCACGCCAAGCCGTACATCAAACCTAGGGATGCATGCTTTTTAATATCTGGTGTTCTCGGGATATTTACGGTGATGTCTATATTGTCCTCGTTGTTGTCAAAAACCATCAATGTGAATTCAGGAACTACTACACCGTCACCAGATAACTCGTCTGGAGGAATACTCATTCAGTCAATGCCTCGTTGTCGAACATCTTGCGGAACTGTTCCCACCCGGTGAAATTTCCGCATAGACCATCGGAATCACGCGGGATAGGTGACGCCTGATGTTCAAGCGGCGTCGCATGCATTGGCCCATTATCGGGCATGAGCTTTTTGAAACGTTCGATATCCTCAGCAAAATTAGACTTTGTGCCGTCGTGTTTGGAATAAGATACACGGCAGCAGCGCGCCGCAGAGGCGATCAGCAACAATGCCTCCGGTCTGGAAACTTCAAACATGACCGTTTTAGAGAAGATTTTCCTGATGTCTGATTTGAAATCGTCCGCATACTGAATAGCGAGAGTTCTATCTTCCGGCGTAATATAGGGAAGGTGCCACTCGCGTTCATCGAGAACCATCGGCTTGACACGCTTTCTTTCTTTCTTAATGGCGCGCGCCAATATTGCAATCTCATCCTGTGCCGCATCGTGGTCTCGTAGATGATCCCAGTTCGCCCAATTCGTCGTCGTCACAAGAACATCGATGTAGCCGAACCATTCGAGGGGTCTGTTGGCATATTGCTTATGAACATTCAGCCCATCTTTGGCTGCGAGAGTCTTACAACCGTTTATGACCGTATCAGCCATCTGTTTCCAGATGCGGGCCGCTTCAGCCTGATCGTCTGAACATAGATGTCCTCCGGGCTGCATCCCCGGTTTATTATATCTAAAATCTGGGATGAAGATGTCCTCGTCACGTGCGAGAAGAGAAGTTGTAGGAATAGCGCGGCTTGAACTTGCATTACGCGAAAACATGCGATGTGTCATGAATTCGGCATGAATGATACGCGGGTAACGCAGTTGCATTGTGTCGATACGAACGCCGTCGAGACTCATAGACGATGCGATCATTTTTGCTGTGATATCTGGGCGTATCATTAGGCAACTTCTCCCAGAGAATTTGCTACGACTTCGTGCACAGCATGGTGAAGCTGTTCAATGGTTCCGGAATTGTCAATCGTATAATCAGGCGAGATTCCGTCCATTTCCGTTTCAGAACGATGGCTTGTGAACTCATCATTGTCTTGTTTTCGCGGATTAATGATACGGATGATAAGTCCATTATTTTCTCGAAGCATTTTCTCTTCATTGAGAAAACGAAGGTCTGAAATAACAACTTTATCATGTTCACGAGCACGCCGTTCGAGCGCTTTGACCCATGTCTGCTGGTCGATGAGATCGCGGAACGCTTGTGTGCCGAGCTTTGTCAAAAGTTCACGAGGACTCATGAAAGGATAGCGATCAAGCTTTTTCTCTTTCAAGATTGGGTCAGTCATTTCTTCGTAAGTGACTCCATACGCGATATTGGTAATTTCTCGTAATGGGTCGGCGAAGCTGAGATGCTTATAGCCGATTTTTTTCAAAGCTTCGGCAGCAGTATCTTTTCCCGAGCCCTTTTTACCTGTGAACGCTACGATATGCATGCTAATCCTTTTCTGCACGTTGTTTTGTATAGTAGTCTTTCCACATAACCCAACCATCTGGTGTATGGAATCCCCATTCGCGGGTTTTCGGACCCATGAAACAAAGTGTAACTGCTCCTTCCGGAGCTACCTGAACGATTGAATGACGATCCCAGTCCGAACCTGTAATTCGATTGGTATGATTGATGCTACGAAATGTTGGAGTGAATCCAGTATAGAATTTATCGACGACGCGTTTTTCAGTGTACCAACCTTTGAGGACAAGCGAGAAAAACGAAACAGGATGGTCGTGAAGCCACGGTTCAGGGTCCGGCTTTATGATCCAATGTACACAGATTGCCCACCACGGGGTTTTGATAACATGTAGCCGAACGATGTACTCAGAGTCTACGTCGGTCCAACGCCAAAGTGCCCAGATACTTCCAGATTTGTACTTTCGATTGCGCAGCATGTGCCTATCGTAATATTTTTAAGGTTTTAGAGGCCCTAGTGATTCCCGTATAAAGATGACGATCAGCTTCATCTCTAAACACACTAGACTCATCGATTAAAACAACATCCGGCCAGTCAGAACCTTGCGCGACATGAGTTGTAATGGCATAGCTCCAATCGGCGCAGATCGAATTCTTCTTCGCGCGAAACGCAAGTCGTTCAGGTGCAGAGAAACCATTTTGTTTACGACTGAAATGTTCCTCGAATAGGCCTTGGAATACAGATTTGTCCTTATATTCTGTCCCTTCATCATCCTCGAATGATAAGGTGAACTTTGCCTGCCCATCAATCAAATCGGCAGAAGAAGTCGCTGTGCATTCCGTACCATTGACGAGGTTGGGATGTTCTCGCGTATTCTTCTTGATGACGATGGGCTCGCCAATGAGCGGCCCAACGCGCTCACCGCGCTTAATAAACCCAAAGTCTGCGCGTAGAGTCTGATTGACTCCCCAACGAGTTCGATTCATACCAACGATGAATTGAGGACGTGTTTCAAATTTCAAATCGGGGTCAAAATCCGACCGTTTGATAACCTCTGCTTCTGACCCGTATTTGCCATATGGCAAATCCTTCCCTTCCCGCGCAAGCGTTGCCAAATGAATGATCGGATTGTCGGCAGCCTGCCGATGAATTTCGGTCAAAAAGCAATCGGGAATTCCAGCAGTCAATCCTGCAACGTCTTCAATCGGTGGAAGCTGTCCGGGATCGCCAATTGCAAGAACAGGAACACCGAACTGCATAATATCTTCAGCCATTCGCCTGCCGACCATCGACGCCTCATCGACGACGATTAACTGTGCATTTTGAACCGGCGAATCCGGATTAAGTTGAAAGTTGATCGTATCTTCCCGATAAGCTGCCGATAGCTCTTCCTTGAGTCTTAGAATCAGCTTTCTCTGTGTCTCGATTTTTGGATGTTTCGAAAGATGAACCGGAGTCTGCTGATCAAAATCATCCTGCGCACCAGATTCCATGCGAATCGTATAAATCAGTTCCGCAAGTTGCTCTTCATGCTCCTGAAGATTCGTTTCCAACGTCGCAATTGGAGCAGGCTTTGCACGATAAATCGCTGAGTGGATTGTACTCGTATCATAGTTCGGGTAGCCCTGCGCCTTCAGCTTCGAGCGCATAACTTTCGCTGCTTTGCCGGTGGGAGCCATGAACACGACATCTAACGGATTGAATCTGAGCGCTTCCAGAATCAGCGGCAATATTGTACTTTTTCCCGTACCAGCGAAGCCGCCAAGATAAGTCAGTGGCTCGGGCGTAATAATTCCCTTCAATCGCGATACGACGATCTGAACGGCTTTTTCTTGATGTGGCGTAAGGATCGTCAATTAAATCTCCACCGTTTTCGCGCGGTCTCTCAACGAGACCGCGCGATTTGGGTATTCGTGTTGATGGAGATTAGAAACGAGCGCGGGGTTTACGCTGCTCGGTTCCTGCGCCGTTTGCCTTGGTCTGAACCTTAGCAGTCGAGCGATCTTCTGCGACTGCCTTGCGCTCTTCCGCAACGGCCTGCTTGACTTCCTTGCGATCCACCAGTTCCTCGGCAGTATCGTCGTCTGCGGACGCCTGCTCGTAATCGGAAGGAGCACCATCCGAAAGTTCAGCCATCTGCTCTTCTGTGATCCAGTTGACGATCTTGAAGTCCGGCGCATGCATCGTTGCTTTGCGTCCGGTTTCGGTCTTCGTCGGGAATTCATGCTCGTCGATCTCGACGACCGGGAACATGTCACGATGCATTTTGTAATTGGCGATGAAATCTTTCATCAATGCGCCAAGTGCACGGACTTTGGACTTGTTGTTGGCCTGAAAGACCATCGTAACAAACGGCTCTTCAACCGTTGCAAACTCGATGGTGAACTGTTCGACTGGACCATCGTCTTTTGTATAAGGCCCAAGATCAGGAAGGCTCTGCTTTGAAGGCTGCGGACCTTCATGGAAGAAGGTCATAGCTTCGTGTTCGACCTTCCCGCCAACCCAGATCACCCAGCCACGGCGATAGGATTTCCAGTTCATGATCAGTTGCGTGCCCGGTTCAAGCGGCTCATTTTCAGCACCATAACTGAATTTGCCGTCGATACCGGAGAACTTCATGAACGCTTTGCCGCCTTCGCCGCCCTTGATATTGGGAGCATCGGCCTCCAGCATGGAGAAAAAATCTTCATTCGTGGCTGGCAGATTTCCACGAGTGGTCGTCAAGTCATTCGACATTTCTACTTCTTACCTTTTTGGTTGAACCCGGTGCGGGTATCGCACCGGGCCGTCTAAACTACCCTTGGGCTAATCGAGACTATTTCGTCTTTCTTCTTCGTTTCTGTTCTAAGCTATTCCATTTTCTATTCTAGTTTACTCATCTTCATCTGATCGCCTCGCACCTTTCTCTGAAACGTTGAGACGATCATAACCTTCACCTTCGCGTTGATATGCATCAACATCGATACCGTCAGCGCGCATGGCCTCGATGTCATAGGTCTTGCGACCTTTGATCCACGAGATGGAGGCCTTAATGCCGTCGTCCGCCGTAATTGCACGTCGAACACCGGTTTCGCGGAACCATTGCTTAAGCCTCTCGGAGGCTTCCTTTGCTTCCGCTTCGGCAACCTTCTTGGCGTTCGAAGCGGCCCGCTCCGTACGCGCTAGCTGCTCGAATTCATCTAAAAGCGGGAGTGCAGTGTTCTTCTTGTTAGATTCGCCTGCTTTATCATCGGGAGTAGCATTCTTCGTTGCTCTTGAGCAGGCAACCGTGAACGGGCAGTACTCGCATCCGCCTTCGATCTTTCCTTCAGGGAAAATTTCGGCGACATTCTTTATACTGAAGACATCGGCAGCGCGTTTCTTTGCGACTTCGAAAGCCTTCTGGTCGTAGCTGACGATAAAAACATCTATATCATCGAAGAAGCTGGCATCGACATACAGGATCACGGCATAATTCGGTTTGTACATCGTCTTTTGGCGGATCAAGCCCATTTGAACTTGAACCTGCCCACGATGGACGGCTTTTTCTTCTTTTAAATTGACGCGGGGATCGATGGATTTCACTTCGAATGTGAAGCAACCGCTGCCGCCGAGAGACGCAATTCCATATTCAGCAAGCGCATCATCCGCAACACCGATTACAAGTCCGTCAGGTGTAGCCGACAGTCTGCCGTCGATCAGTGTACGCTGTTTCTTACCACCCCAGACTAGACGCGCTGAGCCGTGTAAGTTCTCCATGAACCAGCGGACAGCAGGCTCGACGAAATGGTTTTCAATCAAGTCACCGCGTTGAAGCGCACCCCATTTGTCTTTGTGGTCCGTATCCTTTTCGGTACCATGTTTGCCAAACCATGCCTTGCGCATGCAGCCAAAGACTTCAGACGCACCTACGCTCTGGCTGCGATCATGTTTCCAAGTCTTCTGATGTGCCTTAACATATGCATCAAAACCTTTTTCAAAGTTGATGACTGTCGGAACGGCAGTATCGGCTTTTACGGATTCTAGGACCTCACTCAAGGAAGAAAATCCTTCGTCAATGATTTCATCCACATGACATCACTCAGCATGTAGATGCTCTTCCCTCGCATTCTTGCCCACGCGATTTCGCGCTTAGTGCTGTCTCCGATGTAACCACCCACATCCAGAACGAAAATCGCATCGCTTTCTTCAATCTTTGCCAGATGGATCATATCCAGATGAATTTTCTGCTTATCTGTAACCATAAGATTGTCTGTCGGCTTTCCTATGTCAGACGCTTGTCTTCCGAAACACCCAAGGGAATAAACAAGATGACCTTCGAGTGTTAGAATTTTATTATATTCTTCGAATGCCCCACGAAAGCGCGTGCTGCCACAGAGCGTAATCTTCATTTCAAACGTTCCTTGGCCTGTTGTGCCAATTTCTGAAGTTCGTAATAGCATCGCCGGGCTGCAAGTACGTCACTAATGGCTTGGTGCGCTCCATCGAAGGCCTGACCATTGAAAAAGAACTTGTGAATTTCCGTGAGATTTGGTTTTTTGTAACCTCCGCGTGATCCCGGAATCTTGCACACGGGCTGCGCAGCAAGCATTGTATCGAAGATTTGTTTATCCACGAATGGATCGATATTCTCGGCTTGGTGCAGCCGTCGCACTGTTCCGGTGACAATATCGTTGTCGAACCCTTTAATATTTTGGCCGACGATGGTATCGGCTGCATCGATCAAATCGAGAAAGAGATCGATAGCGGTCGTCTCATCGACGCCTACAAGCATCGCCTTCTCGGGACTGATTCCATGAACCTTCTCGGCACCACGCCATGAGTCAATGACGCACTGAGGGGCTTCTGGATGCCGGATAATCACATCGAGACGCATTAGCTCTTTTTGATTATCATCGTCGAGGACAACGCCAAGCTGAACAATACGCGGCTGATTTGGATGACTAAGCGGCGTGCGTTTATCGCCAAAACCGCTCGTTTCTAAGTCATAAAACAGAGTAGGCATTTAATTGAGTTTTCCCTTCTGCCCGGTTGAGATGGTTTCGACGGACAGAGAACCATTCTGTTCTTGTAGATCGGAGATAAATTTTCCAATGGCCTGTTGATTTGCACTATTGGCCTGAAGGCTGATCAAAGATTGTGTAACCATCTCATGATCCTTCAAAGTCGTCATAAATGTGTGAAACAACATAACACCGACAAATAGAAGCGCCATATAACCGGCAATCCAGAGTGGATGAGCAATTGCAAGCGAGACGATCCACACCACTCCCGAGATAAAGGCAAAAAGTCCAAGACGGGCTCGAAAAGCTTTTACATTGAGATGGGCTTCGTGAAGCGCCGGGATCGTTGTTTTAGAATCATCAATCATCATGGGAGTGTTGTGTTACCTTTCTCGACTCGATCTGTCAAGGTTCAAGACACTTGTTTGCGGAGATTTTTTATAGGAACAATGCCATTATGGATGAGAATTTCGGAACGAATATCCATCCAGAGATTACCTAATGTGTTTTTCCCATTATGATCTTCTCCCCATCCCCAGAAATCATCACGCCAGCTATCTTCAATCAGCGCGCGCTCACCGGTTTCGAGAAGCTTTTTCAGAACGTAGGGATGCTGAGCAACCTTTTCATATAGGATATCTCTCATCACTCCCACTTTGATTTCGTCCCAGTCAGGACGATAGAGTGCTTTGTACGCGTTGGCGACTTTGAAAGCATTGTGCGCCGATGTCGCGTAACGAATTTCGTCTTGGATCGTCGGAGACTCTGGAAACTTCTCCCAGTGGTATGCTGCTTCGGATGTGTCAAAGCGATATCCTTTCCATAGAAGTGCAAATGACGAGAAGTTCGATAGAGGGTAAAATTCCTGCTCGTAGAAAAGAACTTGCGTATCGGTGTCAAGCTTGTAGTTCACAGCCATTGTTTTCTTACTCTTCCTGATGTGTTGAAGTGTTCGGGATTTTCAAACGATTCATGATTCTGTCCTTAAGCACCGCGATATTATCGAGTTTCTCTTCCGCAATCGTAGAACGTTGCCCATAACCATAAGTTTTCAGTACGCTCTCATTTATGAATCTTTCTTTTGTTATCCAGCCTAGAAAACGCAGCCGTGTTGGGTTGATGATCTGAATTCCAACAGCAATGGATGCCTTAAGATCGACGATACTATTGAAGAACAGGTCAACCTTCTTGCCGGTGAACGTACGAGTTTTTACCTGAATGGAACCCAGAGGCGATTGCATATCTTCCCCTTCGTCTGGACCGGGTAAAATGCGGTTGTCAATCTCTAGTCCCAGATATTTAGCGACCGCGAATTCTCCCATCGCTCCAACGTAATGCAGCCCAAATTCCGTAAAATCATCACTATGTTTAAGCGAATGATTTCTGGTTGCCTCTCTCGCAGCGCTTCGATGGGAAGCGACCAGATTTATGTGAGCAACGGAGAAAGAATCGAGATCGAAAATCATCTTGTAAGCTTTCAGTTAGTACGACTTGTTAAGCGACAATCTTTCGTCCATTCGTCAGCGTGATAAATCGTTTATCAGACGGAATGTACTCACGCCATTTCTTCAGCCATGGTCCGCGCAACGTGAACGCCCATGTATCGCCTTCACTCACGACCTTATGAAAAGTGTCTCGTGTCGTGATAATTGGGATTAAGCTGGGGCGATAAGTTTTGACTGTGCCATCGAGTTCATGCTCGACGAGCTTGCCTTTGAAAATCCACGAGATCGCATTAAAGGCGTGCGTGTGATAGGCGTCTCTCGAACCATCTTCAAAATGCAAGAAGACGATGGAGAACAAGCGTTTCAATTCGAGGACGAATAGGCCTGTCGTATGAGATTCAGGTCCACCATCCTTGGCGACTTTGAAGAGTTTCATTTGGTTCCTTTTTAATGTGTTTCCGACCAACGCATACCGAACTTCACGTCGATATCGACCGGCGCTCTAAAGTTCAGACGAATGCCTGCTTCGACCGCAGCCTCTTTCACATTGCGTTCGCAGATTGCTAAGATTCTTGGATCGTCACGAACGGCGATCTGCAATTCGTCGTGAATCCATGCCAGCACAGCAAAATCACCATCCCATCCATGCACGAGACCTTCGTCTTCACAAAACTGCTCGAAATAGACGCACCAAAGTTTCGCTACCGTTGCCGCTGCGCCTTGAAGCTTCGTATTCAAAACGGCGTGCTGAGAGCGCACGAAGAGATGACGGCCATCCAAAGCTTCGACATAGCCGCGCTTAGCGTCACGCTGCGAAGCTTTAACGACTGCACCGAAAGCTGGAATTCGCGTCATGAGACGACGACGCATTTCTGCGCCAAGCGCCTTGGCTTTCGACGGATACATTGCGAGTGTGGGGTCGCAGGTAATACCAAGTTTATAATCTTGTGCGCCATAGATCATGGCATAGATCGCCGTCTTTGCCGTATCGCGTGAATCCAATTCCATAACTGCTTGGTGCAGATCGTGAGGATCGGATTCGACCACGAGTTTCAGATATTCGCCGTTATCAAATTCCGACATATAATGACCAAGTGCGCGAAGCTCGATGCCTTTCTGGTCGGCACCCATCAGCTTCCAGCCCTCCGGCACATAGAAGAGATTACGAAAATCCCATCCGTGATCTCCAGCGCGTCCTTTTAGCAGCGTCTTCTTTAGTTTGATTTTACCAGCGTCATCACGCTTATAATCGCGTGCTTCATTATCGTATTCTGGGCGACCTACAAATTGTTTTCCATCCGGATCGAGAAGCGGTTTCAAACATTCACGATCCAGATATTTCACACCATCTTCGTTTGCTTTCCAAATTCCGTAAATAATTTTGCCGTGATCGAATGAGTACGCGACATCTGGCTGTTCCCATTGAAGTAGGTTCTTGAAAACAACGCGGGGAACCTGAGCAATATTGGGATTAGAATGAGATGCGCGGTTAGTAACTGTTCCACCGCAATTCGTACGTGCATGGATTTTGTTGTCGCCGCGTTCTAATGCTTTTCCAATGAGCCCGTTCTTGCCATCGACGAGTTGTCCGAGACGTTTTTTGAAATAGAAAATCTCGGCGAGAACGTCGCAAATCTCAACAGTCTTTGCGAGATCGCGCAGAACGTCGTCGTCAACCTTGGCTTGACCTTTCTCGGTAAATTCTTGAGGCTCCCAGCCATAGATTTTCTCAAGGCGATTAACGATTTGTTGTCTGGAGTTAGGATTGAACTCGATAAGTTTGACAGGTGTGAAAGGACATCCGGCTTCAGTATCGCCTTTCATGATCTCTTTGAATTTGGTGGTCTTCTTGGGGATTTGAACTTCGCCCCAATGCTGACGCGTATCATCCTCACCAAAATCTGCGCGTGGACGATAGTTTGGGAGATTCTTCTCAGACTCTTTCGTCGCCGGATTATAGTAAGTGGTGGAGACTCCGGTCTTCAACCATTTCTTCGGAACCCACCATGATCCGAAATGTTCTATAGCAGTCTTCGACATACGCTCGTGACTTTCGCGCATGTCTTCTTCTAATTTCTGTGCAAGTGGGATATCGAGCGGAAATCCATTATCCTGCGTTCGCTCCATTAGATCATGGATGGAATGCTCAAGTTTCGTCGCGAATTCAGACCAAGGACGCTCTTCAACCTTTTGCCAAAGTGCATATGTAACTTCGACATCTCGGATGGCGTATTCCTCCATCTCGCGATTCCATTCGCCCCAGACGAATTTGGCGATTTCTGCTTTATCGGTGATGCCTAAAGCTTTAGCTTCGGTTTCTTTCACATCCTTGTAGTCGCCTTTTGGGAAACCCAGACGCTGTCCCCATGCAGCCAATTCATGTGAACCAATGTATTCACCATCGAGTTGCTGACGTTTCCATAGACGGAAATCTCTTTCCTTGGCGTCTGCAAAGAGCATGCGCGTCATAACCATCGAATCGCGTACGATGCCTTTGGGCTGATAACGGTCGCCGTAGACCTTCCAAAGCGCCTTCTGATCGAAGCCAACCCAGTTGTGTCCGACAATGAGAGCCGCATTATTGAGACGCTCTATGCCTTCTAGGATTGTGTTTTCACGATTATTGTGACGATACACATAATTCTCGCCGGTATCGATGTCCTTAGCGACGAGGATGTGAATCTTCGTAAGTTGCTGGAGAAGCCCGTTTGTTTCTAGGTCTGCAATGAGACGTTGATTGGATGGGGCCGAATCGGCTGTGTTGAGCATTGAGGCCGATCTAATATATGTCGGTGTTCAGGTCAAGTGGTGTCAGTAAATGCGATCTCTCGCATACGCTGATTCATCCGCTTTAGGGCCAGTCTTCCATCCGTTCCCACTGATCACTTCACGAAAACCACTCTGACGTAAGTCGGGATTTGGCTGGAAAGGAAGAGCGTTGCCCATATTCGCTCGTGCCCATCCTGCAAGTTCTTCTGAAATAGCTTCAAAGGAGGTATGAAAATCCTCAAGAAGTTTTTCAGTTTCATGAATAAGATTGCCAGCGCGCGTAAGAAGTTCAGGCGGAAGCTGGGGCATGACCTTAAGGTCTTCTTTAAGTAACTGCTCCCCTGCAACACCTACTAACTGATGCTTCGATTCAGGTGGCGGATTAACAGGTTTAAGTACAAAGCATTGATCGATAACTTCGTCGATCAATCTACAAAGTGGATGACTAGCACGAACTTCCTCATCTTTTTCGTTGAGATAGACGTATTGTTTCTCGATTGTGAGAAATTCATCTCCATTGAAAAATAATTTTCCAAGCTTACCAGTTTTAAGCTTGATGCCGATACTGTCTATTTCATTTTTGAAATAGGAACTATTTTCCCAATGTATATTAGTTGTGAGGACGTGGATTTTCTGTAAAGTATCGGCTGTCTCGTATCCGATACCAATTTGAATGCTGTTTCCACCGGTATGCGCGGTATAGAAAAATAGATCGTAAAGATTAGTACTGACAAAGTTCTCGCGAGCATATGTAATTTTTCGCATTTTCACTTCCTTACAGAGGAACACAAAACTTGGAACCAACGCACGTGATCAACGTGCGCTTACCGCTAGCATACTGTGCAACAAGCGTCGGTGACCATCCGGTAGGGCCATGATTATAACCTTGTTCCATCAAGCACGACATTCCGCCTGCATAGAGACCGTTTAAGATCGCTGGAGAATGAACATGTCCAATCGTCATTTTCGAGGCGACCTTCGAGAGAGAAGCAACACCTCCTCGTGCGCCGTTGATCCCTCGGTGACCATGGTTGGAATGCTCTACGCCCCCGATATTCACATCGTCTTTGTCTTCACGCAGAAATTTGATTTTCGAACAGTCCCATTCCGTCAATTCGTTGACCGCGTGATGGAAGATTCGATAATTGCCATCGCCATTCTTAAGAGCGCGATAGGTCGCAGTTTGTAGTTCAAGAAAGAAGAGGGCATTGACGGGATCATACTTATAATCACCGGTCTTTAGCCATTTCCCGAGCGCCTGATCGTGATTGGAATCGACGACATAGAATTGGGTGTCAGGATAACGATCCGCCAGCGTCGCCATAAACATCGCTGCTTCACTGACCTCACCCTCTACCGATTCTCGCCCCATAATATGGAGGCGATATCTATCATGGGGATCGAAAATGTTATGATGATTGCGTGCGCGGAAGTCGAGAATATCGTGAAGAAATAGATTTTCTGGTTTCAAGATATCCAGCATGGACGAATGAGTTGTATCCGTTCTCCACACTCGCGGTTCGATGCCTCCGGTCATCTTCTCATCAGTAGGGAAGACCCCAAAGATGGCATGGGCAAGTTGCGGATCGACACCCGCACAATGCACGTCGCCCGGTGTTAGTACAGAAAGGCGATTTCCCTGTGAGACTTGTCCATTCTCAACTTTACGGTCGAGATCGTAAAACGTGCCTTTGTCGTCTGCGATTAAGTGACGACAGAAGAAGTCCCCATCTTTATCGACCTCGACGAGTACTGCACCATAGATATGATGGAAGGATGCCTTAATACCGGCTTTCTTCATGATGTAATTAGATTTGGTTACCGCACCTGTCGTCATGATCTGCTTGGGCGGTAAATGCGGAAGCCGCGCAACTGAGACGAGTTGGACCTTGGCGTGGGGAAAGACGCCCCAGCGATCATTTGTATAGGTATCGAAATCCGACAGAGGCTTTGTCGCAGTTGGCAGCGTATTCATCTCACCGCAGAAATCGATCTTGTCGGCGATGCGCATCCGGTCGGAGACGATATAGGGCTTGATACGATCAGGCCATACAACGGATGTCTTCGCATGATCCTCAAAAAGAGATTTACCATATGTGAAACCTCCAATCATAATTTCACAGGAACCGTAGTTCTTGAGGAATGTGCAGTAAGCTTCGAGATTGGTCAGGAATTGTTCGTGGAGGGCGGTGGAGTCCTGTGCAGATGAGAGAATAAAGCGGCGCACGCCTTTCTTCATTCCAATATTTTTAGCAACTGGTGCAGGACGATGACTGAAACGAAGCTTATAAAGACGATCCTGTAAGGTCGTGCGGGGAATGCCATGCTCACGAGCAAAGGCTCGCTGTCCTCCGGCTTTCTTGACGAGTTTGAGAAGTTCGGCAGGCGCTATAGTCTGGATATCAATTGGATCATTTTGCATAAACAAGTTCCGGTCTGGCGTGAGGGGCAAGATATGCCTTTGTGAAATTCCATATAAACCAAGAATACGGGAAACGCGGGGCTCCGTCTGAGCCTGCAATCCAGCGTGGTCTATGGCGCAGAGTGATTTTCATAGTAAAGGCGGGATGGTCGAAGAGATCGGAGCGGCTCTTTGCGCAGTCCCACTCATGGCGACACAGAAATGCAACAAGGCCTTTTTGTTCTTCCATCAATTTCAATGCATGGCGAGCAGCCTTCTCCGCATCTTTTCCATATGGTGGATTTGTAATAATCGCGTCTGGAGTAAAACCTTTTAAAGCCGTAACCCAATCCAGCGTAGTCGCATCATTCCATGTCGCGTTATCAGGATCGGGATGAGCAGCACGCCACGCATTATAACGTTCGGTCGCTTCAGCTTGCGTGACGAACTGGAAGAAATCGAACAGACCGTCCGGATCGAATCCCGGATAGGCTTTAATATCTGTCGAGACAAGGTTGCGTGCATCTCCCATACGTTTGGAAATGGCACCGTCGCCGCAGAACGGCTCCCATACTTGATATGACGGCAGATCGTCGGCGATGACTTCGAAAAGAGAGTCGATGGCAGAATCTGGGGTCGGGTAAAAATCTAAGGGAACACGCTCATATGCAGATGTTCCCATCATTGAGGGGTCTTTTCGACCCGAGTCGCTTAGGGGCATGGCCGGAATGTACATTTGTAGGTGGCCGCGTCAAGGATTCCAGCATTATCGGTCGGAATCCCTGACTCATATATTTCCTTGACATTTCCATATCAGTTTGATCTAGTTCATTGATGCCCCATGTTTCCCCAGCTTGGCTTTTCGCTTACGCAATGTTCGCGCTGATTGAAACCTGCGAGACGCAAAATCGAAAATTCTTTGATAACTGGCGGGCGCTCGCGAGGTTGCTGCCTTATTGAAGGCCTCGCAAGTTTCATCTTGCGGGGACTGACTTCTTTCGATACCTTTCCATCTTCTGTCCTGATGCCAGAGTGACTATGGGGACGCCTGCAAAGCGTTTCAGGCCGGTTAAAATCCGGCTCAGGACTCCATTCAAGGCCAATCCCATGAGCAAAGTAGGCAAACGCCTTATTGCCTCTTTACAGGAGGCGAAAGCCTTTGCTCAGGGCAAGCTTGCCCTTTCCGTTACAACTTTTACACCCAACAAGGATGGTTCCGTAACACGCCAGACACGGGTTGCAACCAGACAGGAGATCGAAGATGACGCAACAGACATGGGTTGAGCTTTACGCAGCGCACGATCCCGGCACCACGAATACTGAGATGACTTCTACCGATGCCTCGGTTCAGGCGTGGAACGAAAGCTATAGGCTGACCTCCTATACCAATATGTGGCATGCCACGAAGGACAACAGCTATCTCGATAAGGCTGTCTATAATATCGATGCGATCTTTGCAGCGGCTGCAAAGAATACCGACACTCTTCTCCCCGGATGGGGATGGACAAGCGCCAATTACAGCACCAATAAGGTGCCATATTCATACATCGTCAGCGATGGTATGATCCTGACGGCGATTGCCGAGTATGTCCGCTGTGTCCTGACGAACCAGCCGTTACTGCAATCCTATAAAGCGAAAGCCGACTACTATCTTGGTATCCTGATCAGCAAATTCGCCAGTCGCTGGGATTTTTGCTATCAGACCGAACGTGCGGCACTGCTCGATTTCACCGATGATATCGGCTTTTTCGTGATGGCGAAGTGGTGTACTGGATATGCAGGTCTGCCGCCCGGCATCTCGCTGCCATTCAATCAATCGAATGCTTTTGCGCGATTCCTGCTGAAGCTTTACGCCGTCACGGGAAACAACGATTATCTGACGAAAGCAGTTCAGATCGCCAATACGATGAAATTTAAAGCCCTCAAGCCGACAGCCGGTGGCGTCTTGTGGAACTTCGCAGCCGATCTGCTTTCGACGGATGGTACACGTTATATGCCGGTCAGCGACGTTTCGCATTCCAATGTCGATGCATCCTTCATTCTCGAAATGTACGAACATGGAAACGTGTTCACGCAAACGACAATCGACGAGATCAAATATCAGCTTTTAAACGTGATTTGGGACAAGACGAAGAATGTCTCGCACGTCTTCATGGATGGAACTGATCAGGATTCGACGATTGAAATCGATAACTTGACTGGGTACGCTTTGTTCGGCGCTGATCCGGCAGTCGCAGCGGCTATCTGGTCGATGATGAGTAATCCCGCATCGAAATGCAATGGACCTATGATGGCGCTCACAATTGCCAATCTGGCGATGTCGAGCAAAACGGCTGGTCCGACATGACGGCTAAGCAACGTATTTGGCATATCATCGGATTTATCTTCGGTGTGTTAATCAAAGTAGATGGAAAAACGGTTGGACGCTATAAGCGTGAGCCGGATTATGTCTACGGTTCAGATGGCACCACTGTCCAAGGTATTCGGTCGGCAACCCTTGAACCATTCTGGGAACGTCGATCTTGACATCGGCATAACGAGTCCATATATACGACATAATATCGATTCGCTCCGCTGGCTGACTGGTAAAGCAGCGATCTCTAAAATCGCCTATGTCGGTTCAAACCCGACGCGGGGCACCAATGAAAGTTGTACAATGTTTCCGGAACACGACGATTAGCTAGTCCACGTACGAGGACCGCCTGTCCTGTTGTCAAAACATTCGTAATGACAACAATCTAATAGGACAGAAAATATGACACCTTTCAAATCACACCAACTCAAGATCAAAACCGTTTCGCTCGGCCTCGAAGGCGCACTCATTCATCGCGAAGAGTGCAAGATCAAGGATCAGATCGAACGTGCAAAGCTTTCTGAGAACCCTCAGAAAGATGCATGGCTTGTGCGCCTGCGGGCAACCCGCGACAGCCTCCGCGAACACCGGAAGGCCGTCGTGCGTCCCTATACGCGTAATGCCATCCTCGCCTACGGATTTCTCCGGGGACGTACTTATACCCAGATGGAACCTAAGCGCTATACCAATCCGGACTGGGCTCAGATCGAGCGCATGATCCTAAAACATGGTCGATATGCTGGGCTTCCAACCGATCTTCTCCAGACTTTCGAACGTTGGAAGCAGGAAGCTGGCGAGGTTTCCAAGCGTTCCTAATGCGAACTAAGAAAACCACGCTCGAACTGTTTCACGAAAAATATATTGTCGATCCCGTAACAGGATGCTGGCAATGGCAGGCCGGAACATGCGGGCGTGGTTATTCAAAAATAGGGTATACGCGTCCAGATGGCACGCGTAGGACAGTTGGTGCTTATAAATGGATCATGGAGCAAATTCATGGACCAATTGCTCCCGGCTATGAACCCGATCATTTATGTCGAAACAAATTATGTGTAAATCCAGATCATATGGAGATTGTAACACGCGCCGAAAATAATAGAAGACGTGTTGCGGCTTATCGGGAGAATGGCAAGGAAATGCATTGGAAACTGCGTGCGAGTGGGAAATGCCGAGAAGGGCATGAAATGACGCCAGAAAATACTATTGATAAGAAAGACGGTACAAGAACATGCCGGACATGCCGCCAAAAATTCCAGAGAAAATGGCTGGCTGCCAAAAAATCAAAGCTTGACAGGGCTGCCTAGTGTCGGTATAAGCGACAGATGATTGCTGTAAAAAGCGGTCGGTAAGTCGTGGCAAGACCCCGGTTCGAATCCGGGCATCTCCACCAAAAGCGCCTCGCCGCCTTTAATGGGCCGAAAGCCACGGGTAGCAGTGTCAGGGGTGCTTCTGAGGGGGATGATTTGGGACTCGATTGTCAGGCGAAGCGATTGACGCAGCACGGACTTATCTCCGGGTAGCTTCCACTACCGCTCGATTAAACGACAGAAATGTCAACGACAACGAGCCGATGGCTCTTCGTCTCGCGGCCTAATTAGCTGCGGAGGCCTTTCGGGTGGTGCAGGCGGCAACAGGAAGCACCACCCAACTTGATATTTTCGCCTGACCTCGACTGAGGTGTTGCAACACTGCTAAGTCGGAGCTAATGGCGGAATGTGGGGAAGCTGAGAGGTCGTGCAAATCGATCCATCCTCGATATCCGGGGACGCGTAGTGCAAGGTGGACCGAAGCGGTTATCGAAAGCCGCCCTGACAGTTGAGATCAGGCGAAAGTATCAAATTCAGCGCTTGCGCTGATCCTGTGACGGTGACCTTTTAAAACCCCGTTGGGGTATTATCTCGCAAGCGAGATCGAGAGGATCGAAAGTTACGAGCGAAGTCCATCGCTCTAGCACGGGAAAACGGACAACGAATTGTGTCGAAAGACACATAGCCACGATAAGATATGGGCAGGAAGGCCGTAACTCCTGTGTGGCGCAAACGGTAGCGAATTTGGGCACTCTGCGAGCCCTAAGCTAGATGGAAACGTCCGCCGTTTAATTGACGGCTGAGCTTAGAAGGTACGGAGTGACCCAAAAGTCATCGCCGGATAGTGCTTGTCTCTATCTTGGGTTGGTGCAGGAAGGCCGTTCCTGTATGACGCAAACGGTCGCGTTTTTGAAGCGAGGTGACTGGAGGTAGTACCAGTCTGGTTTCATAAGCCAGCAAATTAGGTCGGTGCAAGTCCGATCCTCGCAACCAAATTTGTAACACAGTTTGGAGGTCTCATTAAGGTGAGATCGAGCTATTCGGAAGGATAGCTTCCGTGTTACAAACCTTATATCGTCCCGTAGCTTAGTTGGTCCTCTGCTCATAACCAGTTTGTAAGGCCATATTTAGGGTCTCATCATGGTGAGATTGAATCATTCGTGAGGATGATTTTCGGCCTTACAATTTAATATAGTCCCGTAGCTTAGTTGGTCCAAAGCCATCTGCTCATAACGGATTGATCGTGCGTTCGAATCGCACCGGGACAACCATTTACAACCTGTCCAGAATGAAGTAGACCCGTGTCCGTAACTCCGACACGGGTCTTTTCACATGGGCATGTCAGCAAGCGGCATCATCGCATTCGGAATTCCTCTCGACGAGGATGATGCTCTCTTTCCGGAAATCGAAGAAGGCGACGATCCTGAATACGCTTCAGGATTCAGCGAAGAGAATTTTGAAAAATGGATCGCCGAACAAGCCGGGATCATTGCGCCGCAAGAAGAATGGGTGCAAGGGAGCAAGAACACGGCATGGTCTTATTATTGGGACAGGCAACGTAAAGCTGTCGCCGAATTTCCTATCGAGGTCGTCGCACACTGTTCGTGCGATTATCCGCTTTATATCATAGCGCTACGTGGGACCGTCATGAAGGCATGGGATGGGGAGCCCAGAGATATCATGCTGCCCTCGATCCCGGCTGAGAAAGTACAGATGCTCATTGATTTCTGCGCAGAGCATGGAATCAAGGGCGCAGCGCCACGCTGGCTACTGACGAGTAACTGGGGCTGATTAGGTCGCGAAGGCGCTACGGGTCACCGCTGCGGCTGCACGGGTGCCTGTGATCGCGGTTGCGGCGATCATAAGGACAACGACTGCAAACATGGGAGAATCCTTTTTGGTTATGTTGCAATGCAACATACCATAATGAGTCCTGAATGCAAGGATTACTATTCACAAATCTGGACAGGTCTGCTATGCAAATTAGCTGTCCAGAATGCGGTCGATGTTCTCTTCCTTCATCTGAGATGACTGTGCGATACGGCAATCCAATGATCCGTCTGCGACTAGGAAGTAGCCCATAAGCGCGGCAGCAAGCTGACCAATCCTACAAATACGGTCAAATGCTTGAATCAATTTGCTTGGAACCCAATCGCCTTCCACGAATGCCACGTCTTTTGCACGTGTGAGCGTATATCCCACACCACCTGCATCAATATTCAGAATAATAACGCGGCAGGATTCATCATCCTGAAATTTATCGACTTCGGCTTGACGTTTGTGTGGTGGCGTACCACCCCAAATTACGGCTGGATTGTATTTCCTAAGTTCTTCGGCGAGTCCTTTAACAACATCTGTGTGATATGCGAAGACGACAAGCTTATCGCCGCCATCAAGAAAATCCTTAATCCATGGAACGGTCGCTGACATTTTGGCGAGCCCGAGATCGCGGCGCACCGTTGCGATCTGCTCGAAGATAATCTGGATTTCTGGAACTTGGAGACCTGTAATCGCAGCAATATAATCCACATCGAGCTTACTGAAATTGGGTTTATCAGGATCACCGAGCGCAGCATCCAGTCCCATGAGGCGTGCGCGTTCTACAACCATCGTTCCGATAGCCGCATCCCGTTCGTGTTCTTCTTCAATCCCCTTAAGGATCGTATTTTCGTAAAGACCGAGAGCTTGAGTTAGCTCGTCTTCCTTCATGACGAGAGCACGAATATCCGGAGAATCGATGATGATGACGCGGCGCTGCTTTTCGGGAAGATCGGATTGCACCTCGGAGCGCAATCGGCGAATCATGAAAGCTTCACGTAGTTTTTGTCCGAGTTCTTCCTGATAGGATGCACCCAAGACATTCAGCGCGCCTTTCGGACCTCGACTAGAATCGAAGAATGCATCACAATAGCGATAAACAAATCTGAGATAGTCTTTACCAAGTCCTTCGGGATCAAACGCTTGGACCATGGGCCAAAGTTCGATAGGCCGGTTCATGATCGGGGTGCCGGTGAGGAAGAGACGACGCAGTGCGGCAATAGGTTCGTAGCGAACGCGTTTCTTGAACGTGCGCCCATTGATCTCCGACTCTTCAAGGCGAGTACCGCCGAGTACGTGGAGCGTACGACTGGAGTCTATGGTTTTTAGAGCATGCGCTTCGTCACAAATAAGCAAGTCCCACGTATGACCTTTGATTTTATCTGCGAAGCGTTCAAGAATATGATAATTAATAACAACGACATCGGTATTAGGCCAGAAATCAGGCTCTTCAATCCACTTATACTTATTCTTTCCGTTTTTGTACGTCCCGACTCTAATAAGTTCTTTTCGTTTTGCCTCAGCAATTCCGACACTGACGTTACGTGTCTTCCAAAGATCAAATTCACGTTTCCAGTGAATCTTCAATCCTGCCGGAGAGACGATCAAAACTTGCCTGATCTTCTCATCGGCATTGAACAACAAAATGCCTTGTAGTGTCTTGCCTAAACCGGGCTGATCGGCGATCAGCGCATCTGTCCGTGGCAGGCAATATTCGACGCCCGCATCCTGATAACGAAACGGTTCTAGCTGTTTACCGGTGACGGGGTGGATTTTATTCGGAACCGGACTTCTAAAGTCCGTAGTATCCGCATACGACATTTTCGCGGAGAGTTCGGCTTGTGCAGCTTTCTCTTCAACGTGTCGTAATGCACGATCAGTCCATGGGACTTTGACTTGCTCGGCTAGTACCTGATCGGTGGTGATCCAGCATTTACGGACGGCAGATCGCGTGAATCCAGCTTTCTTCCAGATTTCACGTTCTTCGTAAGTGCCGATGCCGCAGAAATAGCCGTCTTTATAATCGAGATGAGCCATGCGAATCCGAATCCAAATGGACTCGGAGTGTCGGAGATCAGGACTCGTCTGTCAAAGATTCAATGGACTAAAGGCTCATAGCCAAGGGATTGTCCATGTGACTTTTCCCCTTTTCTAATTTCTGCGCAAACAGTCGCAAGGCTGTGAGCCGGGATGTAAATTCCTCCTCTGTCAAAACAGTATGTTCTGGATCGTTCGAACCGATAGAGTGGCGCAAGATGCTGTCTCTACTATCCACCAACGCTTTCCTAAAACGCGTAACCTGATGGAAAAGTGCAGTGTAAGCTCGGTTGAGAAGAAGCTGATACTCTTGCGATTCGCGGGGCATTTCTACCCCATTCCACCAGACGACTTGCAGCCCCTTCCAGACAAGGTTCATTTGCCTACCGCGCTTTTTGGCAATTATCCCTTCGAGCCCGCAGACTTTTTTCTGGACCTCTGGATCGGAAAATTTGAAAGCTTGGATCAATCCTTCCATGCTCGCGCAGAAGACATTATCGAACACAAAATAATGTGGAGCGAAGTTTGATAGCTCGCAACTTGGATAGGGATGATCGGAATGGATATCGAGAATTCTAGGCATCAAAATTTTTCAACACTGTAAAGTTCGCCGGGAAGTTTCCTCGCCATCTGTTTGACAAATGCGTGGCCCCACCATTCAGGGCAAAGCGGGACGACGATCTGACCAGAAGAATGAACGACCATGTAGCCGCCCTGATCGAAATCATATTCAATCTGCTTCTCGATTTCGTCATGCAAAAGTCTTGCGGTTTGAAGGCTCATCCGCGCCATCTCCAGATGCCGATCAAGTTCAGAGCCGTGAAAAAGACCCATTGGGCTAGGACGGCTTTGTCCTTGGTCTTTACCCCAACTCCGGCCCATAACAGCGATCCGGCAAGCATGACTCCGAATCCCCACGGCGTCAAATCGCCTATACCGGGAACGGTAAGGTGGAAAGCAACCATCGCGGCTCCCGCCATGCTGAACGTAGCACCGGGACGCTTCAGGTAGCGCAGGCGCATTAAAGCTCCGTTGAATCCTCGTCACGCTGAGAGAAGTAGACCCTCAATTCATCTCGCAACTGGGGCTTGTTCCCAGTAAGCTTTAGAAGCCCTTGGGCGTCATAGCAGACATCCCGGTCGGGATCGTACTCGTTCTCGGAAAGAATATGCCAGCGGCTGCTATAGCGTCTCTTGGCGTAATTTCCGTGCCAGAAATGAACCGCGACTCCGGGAACCAAGCCGACATCCCCACAGATATGTCGAGAAGCGCGTTCGCGCCATGCGGATACCATGGCGGCGTAGCGACATCCACCCCGCTCAGCGGTCGGGTCCGGCAGTCCAAGCAGTCCATAAGCCATATGGTGATCACCGGAGCCAAGAATACAGAGATCGAGCAAGCCTCCCAGATCGTCATAGGCCTCGCGCCGGTAAGCCCATGCCAAGCCGGGATAGCCATGCTTCTTTAGCCAATCCAGATTCGAGTCGTCATAGATGCTGCCATTCGGGCCGGGCTGCGTATCCCAGAGATGATCTTGATAACGTTTCATGAGCGACGGCGCGACGCCGAGATGCTCGTGCTTCGGCCCTAGAGAAATCATCTCAGATGAGATTTGGACGACCTTGTAAAGCTGTAGAGCATGCAGGGTCTCCATAACCCAGTCGGGATGGGTCATATGCGAATCGCCGTCGATCCACGCCGCATAATTCCAGTCACCGGCATGCAGGAGGCCAAGACGAATTAGATTCTCTTTCTGCCAGAGGACCGTTTTGGAGCGAACTTGTACCAGCTTGATGCCGGGTTGGTCCGCGATCTCGAATGGACGCTCGCCATAGGCACATTCGACAATCACGACGCGGGCACGACTTGCGATCAGATGATTGATGAGATTTCGAAAGTGGGCGACGCGTGTATTCCAACGAAGGGGATTATTCAATACAGCTACTACAGTCAACATTTCCGGACGCATCACATTCCCTTTGGTCAGCACGAATCAACTCGCATATCCTTTCTAATACAATGCGTTGGGAAGTAAAGTTACATGTTTGTGAATTCGACAGTATCTGTCGGAAAACTTGACAGGCTGATCAGAAGGAAGCTTCCGGTTCTGGATATTCGCCATCGGGATCGACGACCGGCTCTTCTTCGGACTCCATGTGAGCCATGACGGCTGCTTCCGGCGAGCGCATGATGTAATCGGGGTTCGCCTGTGCAGTCTTTTCTCTCTTGAGGAGGGATTCGGCGACAGCAATGGCTAGTCCGCTATGAACGCCATAGTTATTGCGAAGAGCAGTATGCGCGGCAACAATCCATGCGGCATCGTGCTGAGTCGTCATCTGATTTTCCTAAACAAGTTTGATGAATTTCAGAGGCCAATACGTACGCGTATCGCCATGGCTATTGAGGAATTCCGTACTGCGGTGCTTATAAATCATCAGACAAGCAACAAGGCCGTCTTTGGGATTGCATATGACGCCCGTTATACGACCTCTACGCCCTTTAAATTTGCCTTTCAGCGCAATAGCTTCCCGGTGCACAAGCATAGTCGCGGCATTGCGCGTACAATCGATAATTTCACGAGACAGCAATTCCAGCTTCTTTTCGAAGGTGAAGTGCGCCATGCTATTGATCCAGCTTGGCGAGTGCTGTCCCTACAAGAAAAGCACAAATAGGAGACAACGCAATCCAGAAGAGAACCCAGATCATTTTGCCTCCTACCCGCCTGCTATGGAACTCCTATTTATGCAGCCTCTCGGGAAAAGGCAAGAGGCATCCCCAGAAAAAAATGCGCCGGACAGGCCATCCATGGGTTTCACGATCACTCGGGTCCGGCGCTCCCGTGAGCACGGGAATTCTGTCTCCTTGATTAGATGCGACGAGAGCGACAGTCCTCATTAGGGTCTCGTGGGTGGTAAGGTCGCTCTCATCACAAATTATGCGTCGAACATATCACATAAGGGTTTCAAATTTACGTAGGTCCGACGCTCTCGCTTTCACGAGAATTTCTTTCTCCATTAGTGATGCGACGAGAGCGACATTTCTCAACAGGGTCTCAATGAACTACTGGTCGCTCTCATCACAAATTCTGCGCCAGACAAATTAGCAAAGGGTTTCATGGTGTGATCGGTCCGACGCTTCCACCTTCGTGGAATTTCTTTCTCCTCTATTAGACGTGACGAGAGCGACAGTCCGACGTAGGGTTTCAGATTACAACAGGTCTCTCTCGTCACAAATTGCGCGTCCAACAACTCGTCGTAGGGTTTCACAGTTCAATAGGTTGGACGCTCCGCTCGCGCGGAAACTATGCAGCCTCCAATTCAGGTACGACGGTAGCGACACTCTTGTGCAGGGGTTCATGATTGTCAGGATCGCTCCCGTCGCAAGCTCTGGCGTCAGGCAATTGATCTGTGGGTTTCACCGAGCGGTTGGCCTGACGCCACGCCGACCAAAGATCGGCGAGAAAGATTTTCTCCATATAGCGCATAGCGCGTTTATGCGCCACAACGAGAAGATTCGTTCGTGTAAGTTCGTAGACTTTCCGCGCATCATAGATTGCACGATAGTGTCCGGCTTCCGACAACACTTCACCTGTTTCTTCATCGACACGTGCGCTCTGGGCTTTAAACAAAGCTTGTCCGATATTCCAACTAACCGAGCGACGGGTGGGATTGTAACCGTGTGCGATCCATGTCGCGCTTGTCGCGCCTTCACCGGGCGCACCTTGACGCTTGCCGTCGATCACAGCGAGCCCGAGGCGTTTCCAGAGTTTTGAGACAGTCGTGTACTTCGTGAGATCACCACACTCGCCGACAATCTGTGCAAGACCGAAGGAACCAAACCCACGAATATCTTTTCCCCACTCACGCCAGACTGGCAAAGTCTCCGCAAGCTTTGTCATGGCAAATTCTTTGTCGTCTCGCAGATCGATCATCGGCTGCACCGCATTCGCATTCGTGATGGCTACTCGATGCGTCGGGTGACTAGGATCGACGAGTGCATCTTTGATAACTTTTTTCGCTTGGGCATAAGCCTTCTTGAGCGCCGGTTTATCATTGGGATCGGATTTGAGAACGTGAAAGACAATGAGAGATTCACAAGCACGTTCTAACCTAGCCTGCTGCTTTAACGCAAAACGTGCTTCACGATGATAGCCGATAATTTCGCGAATAAGGTCTTCCTGATTCGTCGGAACTTTGATGTCGGAAGACTTTCGGCGTTTTGATTTAACTTTTGTTTCAGGCGTTTCCATTTGATGTCTTTCCGAGAACGAGTTCATCCTTTACTTCATTCATCGCACATTCGATCTCGTCATTGCTGAAGAGGGTGCCAAGTTCTGCAAAGGGATCGGCGACGCGCGAATAACGCCGAGAAAGGTTTTCACACAAAGCACCTTCAAATTTTCCGCGTGTCGCGAGCGTTTTAAGTTCGTGCCAGCGCACCTTCCCGATAGGACGGCCATCGAGCATCTTATAGGATTCGAGAATTCTCCCGGCACTTGCATCTGCTGCTTCGAAACGGGCAGCGCGGCGGTAGTGTTCGGAGACGCGGATAGGTTTCGGCTGAGAAGGCGCACATTGGATACGGGGTTCAATCTTGCGCAGGCTCTCCCTCTCAGCCAAGGAGTCGGAGACAGCCGCCGTTTGGAGTTCATATGGTTTTTGGTCTCCGTCGCCATCACTGGCGAAAATTTGGGAGGCAGCGCCATTCTGGGTTTCAGACGATGTCTGGCCTCCCTCGATCTTGCGACCGAATCTCATGTCTTCAGCAACTTCGCGTAGGTAATCCAATTCAAGTTCGATTAACAAACTCTCGTCCTCCATAATCATTCTATGGAATTCGCGACGGGCAGCAAACGCGTTTTTGGATACCTTACTCAATGCATTCGAAGCAGCCATGTAAAGAGAAGCCGGGGCATCCATTCCGATCTGCTGAAGTTCGGGCTTTATCGAGCGAGACATTTTAGATTCCTTATTTGTTTTGGATGCCAAGAAAGGGAACAGCCTCTCGGGAAAAGGCAAGAGCCTCTTCGGCGATCTCGGCAGTTTTGGCCTCAACGGTCTCACGCAGTACGTCGTCGAATAGCGGCGTATTGGTAACCTTCTTTTTCGGGAGAGCTTTTTTGCCGATCAACCGCGTCATCTGCTTGTCTTGCAGGAAATGTTCCAAAGCGGCAGCGGTCTTGGCATAGCGAATGTTTTGCACTTCAGCGCCGCCCGACGATCCGTATGCCTTGTCGAGGTAACGCCGGAGAGCCAATTCTGGCGAACCATCGGCACAATCTGCACCTGTAGCGATACGTCGTCCGAATTCGGTGACCTTCTTCGAATCTTCGCCTGCAATTATCGCTTCGGCCAATGCACAGGTGACCGGAGCGGGGAGGCGTGACATGTAAGAGACCTCGGCAAGCGTCGTCAGGGCCGGTGAGAGATACTCATACCATTCCAGCAATTGCTGCGGGGTTGCCTTATGGGCCTTTGGATTGCTGATGGGCTTATCAGTAGCACCATAGAGACCATGGAAGCGACAGACCGCCATCGTTGTCCCGGTCGCTTCCGGACGGTCAAAAACAAACTTCATCAAATCTGATGCTGTCCGCTTCAATCCCGTATCGATGGCAGCGCCTGCACGTGGATCGGCACCAGTCACGACAAGAAGCGGGAAATTCGGGCAGAAGCCGACCTTGCGAAACGCGTGCAGACGATGCTGCCCATCCCCGAGAATGCCACCGCGCAGAACAGTAATTCCTTGCGCGGTCGCATGATATTCGCCCTGTGCGATCATGCTGCTGAGCCATTCCACGTGGGAGGGACGCATGGGACGGTTGTTGACGTTCAGGCTGAGAAGATACTCAACGTTCGCTGCGTCCGCCGCCACAAAAAATGTTTGGAGCGCGTCTAGCTTAATTGCACCAAGCAATTCGACAAAACTCTTTACGGGATGATGTGCTGACTGTGTCATTTGGATTCTCCTATTTGTGTTGGATGTCAAGGAAGGGAAGCGTACCGCCCGGGATCATCGTCTGAGGCAATTTGCCGTCCCATTTCTCAGCCGCAACAAGGGTGGGAAGCTCAGGATTCTCTCGCAGCGCATCGCCGCGTGCCTTGATCGCTCCAGCTTCGGCGTTGCCCATCACTTCAGTCTGATGAGCTTTGGCATCGGCTGCGGCACGAACTTCATAGGCAGCAGCATCGGCATCGATGATGCGCTTGGCTTTTTGAGCCTCGGCTTGCTGCTGACGAACCGTAGCTTCCATACGCGCTTCGACCGCTTTTTCATAAGTATCGGAAAACTCGATGTCCTCGATCTGTACGGAATCAACGATGATCGGCGTCCCTTTAACAGTAGCCTGCAAGGTTCTCGTAACATCGGCATTGAACTTCGCGCGCTTTTGAATAGCAGAGGCGGCTTCATATTGCCCGAAAACGTTTTTCAAGACCTCGTACACACGCGGTTCGAGCAGCTTTGCCACTCCAGTATCGATATCGCCGTAGCTTGAATAAAGCCCCTCAACGTCGATCACGTGATAGTTTACAGAAAGACGAATTTTGGCTGGTTGCTGATCGTAGCTGTAGGCGGCAATCGGATTATCACTGCTGCCGTATACAATCTTCTGAGGCTGAACCGAAATGTCGTTCGCGCCTTGAAAGATTGGCATCTTGAAGTGAAGTCCGGGACCATAGTTGCCGACGACGGAACCGTTCGTGGTCAGAACCGCACGATAGCCTTGGGAGACTGTAAAGAAAGAAGAAAAGGCGACGATGAGCGCAAACAAGCCTGCGACGGCGGTTACGGCGTACGCAATGATGCGCTGCGGTGTAAAATAAGACGGCTGCATTGGGAGTTCCTTTGAATTATTTGATTGGGGGATCGGGAAGATTCTTTGTCATGGCCCACATCACGGCGTAATACACACCGAGAAGCGTGAACCCGATGATCACGGCACATCCTACGATATCGACGAGCTTCATGTTGTTCCTTTCAGAGATGAGGCTTTGCTTCAACATCCACTTCAGCGAAACGCCGAAGCGTAAAGAGTCGAGACACCCGAACGAGCGCTCGATATTTGTTTTCGAGATGGGTATAAGTCTCGGGTGCATGTTCCGGCAGTGCAGAAAGACCTGTCCCAATTCCATCGCGCGGCCAGATCACGATGCCTCCATTTACGAGATGCTGAAATAGCGGCTTCATGTCGTTATCGATGATTCGGTTCTGAGCCAGAATTTCCGCTGGCGTATCTCCATAAAAGCGGCTCGGCGAATATTTCGTCGCTACTCCAACTGCATTGGGTTCATAACGCATCTCGTATGCCTGACCACCCATTCCGACACGCTGGACATTGTCTCCGAAGACATAGAGCCAGTCGAAATTTTGGAGAGCGTCCGCGAGGCATTGCGTGTCAGGGTGACGATTGACGCGCGCATCCTCGCGGTAGTATTTTTTGACCTCGCCCAGCGGCATTAGAACAAATTCCATGCGTTGAGGTAGCCAACAGCATACCCAAGATCATAAGCTGTCATGTGCTCCTCCGGTATCTCGGACTGAGAAGCACCGTCTAGAGTGCAAAGAAGGAATCCGTTATTGGTGTCGCTTCCTGAGAAATCTTCATGACCGATAGCTTCACCATCGACGACGCCTTCATCGTAAGCACGCTCGCTGGCATATTCATCCAGTTCGAAATTATCGACGTATGAGACCACATAGTGAAGCATATAAGTGCGTTCGAGATGCTCTGGAACTTCGCCCCAGTGTTCGCCTTCTTCGTGTTCGCACGCGAAGATTTTACTGATGGAATCGTTTACCGCACATTCTTCGGCATCTTCCCGTGCCCAACGCACGACGGTCACAAAGCCAATAGCTTCCTCTTCGTCTTCCTCATCTTCCTCATTGGGAATATCGGAAATCGGATAGCAATCAGGGCAATCCGGATCGCCGCAGCCGTTATCGTCCTCGCTCCAGCCCAGAGTAAGATCATTTTCGTCGGCTTCTTCAGTTGCTGCCGATTCCGGCTGGGAAGTATAACGGTCTTCGACGACCTTTTTGAAATGCTCCGCAGCACTTTCTGCCGAAATTTCATCAACGATCTCCATGGCGCAGCAGCGCAACTTCGTATCGTTGTAGTCGGACGGAATTGCGGTAACTTCGCTCGGCTTGATTTTGACGACGACGACTCTGCCAGCGTTGCCCATATAATGTTGGAGATAGTCGAATGAGCAGGCATGCAATCCGACCGAGCATGTCCGATTACGGTCGGGATCACAGAGGGTGCGATCCATGACAAGCATAGAACCGACCATATGCGGAATTTTTCCGACGTAGCTCTTTGAATCTTTGACGACATCATTTTCGTCAAACGTGATGACCATGACCGATTCGCTGCCACTATGATAGGAGAAATAATCATCTTGAACACGTTTGAATGCATGGAAGCAACCATCCGGCGTGATCGGCAGACCACCAACTTCGAGGAAGCGGTATAGGTGATTGGCGATTTCCTTATCCGGATTCCGGGCTACATCTTCGAGAAACAGTGTCAGGTGGCTGACATCCGCGCCATCGTTGATCATGCGCGTGATGACGCCAGCGACACCAAAATCGACTATCTCGCCATCGAGATAGAGTTGGTCTTTCTCGTCAACCGTAACACGTCCAGACGTGTACTTGGCGATATAGGCAGGCATATCTGCGATCAGACAGATTTCATCGAAATCGTGCTCCTTCTTGCGAAGTGCAGCGAGGAGCTTTTGACCTTGCGCAGTATCGAGACGTAGGCTCTTTGGACGACCGTTGATATGAACCGTGACGGCTTCGGTTGTTGCGATATAGGGGACGTTAGACATGACTTTCCTTTCAGAACTTGAGCGTGATTGGGACGTTATGGGCAACGGCGATGAGAGCTTCCGTCAAAGCTTTGAGTTGTTCTTTCGTATTTCCTCGCGAAACGTTTCCGAGAAACAGCGAAAGCGGCGAACGATAGTTGTCGTCTAGTTGCTTTCTAAGCTCCAAAACTCGGGTAATTGGCGCAGAGGTAACCAATTTGCGTTCTACTTTTGTGTCTGGATCGCGGTTCACGACCCTCATGATTTGAATTAAATCATATGTGACTGGGAGTACTTTGGGCTCCAACATCGGCTTGAGAAGCCGAACGATTTCGCCGATAATTGTCCTGCTACGCTTAAGCTTCAAATAAGAATCCGGTGCTTTTTTAAGAAGTTCCGAAACAAAATTGAGAAGATAGTCCCCGTTGCCACCGTAAGAATTGACGGCGACAGCACAGACATCATCCCAAGTCGTATTGTGATTGGCTTTTAGCAACTCATTGATTGTCTCGTCGATCCGCTTGATGCCTGCATCGATGACCTTCTGACGCGCATGCGTCGAAGTCACATAAAAGGCTTCTAGTCCAAATCTTTTCCCGAGCGCCTTCAAGGATATGTCATTTGCTCGATACATTTCCGAGGACACCCATGCGCGCTTCGGAGATGCTTCAAGCGACTTGATCGGTTCTTGCTGCTCGGCATTAATTCGTGCAATCGAAACACCGCGAATGATTTTTTCGGAATGAGTAACATTCCGTTTCGGGATCGCAGCGTTTAGGTCGTCTGTCGTTATGAGAACTCGGTTCGAAGCCGGGCAGAGACAGTTCCACATGTCGTCTGACCATTTTACACCAAGAGCAAAGAGGCCTTTCGCAATCCCCTTCGATTCAAGATAGCCACGCATACGGCGGATAAGACGACGATATTCACGGTCGGTGTAGATTCCTTCCTTCCGGATGGACCAAGTATTTCCTGCGCTCGCCGGATTTGGAATATCTCGATTGGCATCGAGAAGTTTTGACAAATCCTCGATAATGAAGATTTGTTTGATCGGCAGCGTCGGCGATGGAAGTTCGGCATCGAAGGTGAGCGCAGGAGTGTAGTTCCAGTGTTTCGATCTATCGTCGAAGCCGACATGGAAAAAACACATAGGCGGCACAACATCTGCGCTGGGGCCTGTAAGTCCCGTCTTCGGATGGACAAAATTCCGTTTGCAAAATTCAGGCTTGATTCGATTCAGTTGGTGATAGAATTCGGCAACATTATCGAATTTTTCTACCATCTTTTCGACGGTATCGGCTGCCTCTTTTACGACTCGGGCAAGACGTTCCTCAATGTACTTTATGACATGAGGCTTATAGGATACGTCTTCCCGCGATGTCGTGACTTCGATTGTTCCAATCGGGCAGTCGATGAGATAGCGACGCGGTGAATTATATCCGTCGTTCGGCAATTGCAGGCCACCGATATTTTTCAGAGGATAGATGACGCAACCCTGTTTGACACACCAACGATCCGGAAGATTGGAGTCGGTGTAGGAGGCCCAACCGGTTCCTGAGAGGGCGAGTTTGCCTTTTGAATTCAAAGCCTGATTCGAATTGGTTTCAAAAATCGGATCGAAGCCTAATGAAACTGCTTTTACGGCTGCAATGAAGGATGCGTGATCTTTCCCCTGAACGGCAAAGCCAACTCGAACTCCGGCTGCTTCGTCGCAGAGTTCGCCGTGCATAAGAATGATTTGCGGAACACCTCCCGGACCAATAGCGGCACTATAATGGCGTGCTTCGCTGCCATCGTAACAGGTGACATAAAATTGATCGGTATATGCAAATGGCGACTTCGATCCAAGGCCGAACATTCCGACGAGATCATTATCCTCGTCCTTATCAGAATCGAAAAGCGTCGAATAAAGGTTCATCACCTTTTGATGCGACATCCCAATTCCATAGTCGCGCACATAAAATTCAGGACGCATCGTGGTCGGGACATGGATGAAAAACGGCTTGCTCGTTTTTGCCGCAATATGCGAATCGAACGCATTCGATGCCAGTTCACGAACAATCGATTGTGCCTTATTGGCGTAGAGGCCATCTATCAAAACCCGGAAAGCTTTTCCCGTTGCCTTGATTCGGAAAGTCCCCTGTTCCTCGGAACGATTCGTTTCGAGGCTGTCTTTTTCCTTGGCGAGAAGCATGTAGAGCGAATCACTTGTTGGTATCTAGGAAGCCTTCTATGTCGGTGATCCCGACATGTCAATGACCTGTCGGAAAACTTGACCGATACAGTCGAATATGGCAGTTTACGAGGATGGAATCTCCACAATTACCGCCCCCGGATCAGGAAAAAACGGACAAAGATAGTAGTCCGGTCTGCATCTGCCGCGATCCCGGCCCATTGACAAAAATCATGGAAGTCTTCGTCAAGCGCCCACATTCGCAATTACGGACGGACACATGGGTACGGGAATGGTATGCGCGGACGAACTGTCCCATTCACGGCATCAAGGAAGTCGCTCCTGAAGATGTCAAACCTGATGCACTGGAACCCATCAAATGAGTAAAACAATACTGATCTACAATGGCGCGATCAAAGCCAATCATGTCGGCGCGTTCACACGAGGAGGTGTTATATTCGACATCGTCAGTCCGGGATATGATTCGCAGGGACGACGACGCACGTCATGGATTCAATACGTGCATGAAGGAGTCCCTGTATTTGAGACCAAGATGGACTGCTCGCTAAAAGAATCGCTAGAGCTATTTGACTCATTGTGGAAAGAAAGCATTGGCGATAACGCAAGCCTCCTCGTAAAAGCCATTGCGGCTGCAAAGGTAGAACGTCTTTCTCGCTTTAAAGATGGCAAGACTGGGATTGAAGGTGCTCCGGCCCTGAAGGTCGATGGGCGTCCAGAAGGTAAAAAATACCCGGCATAGCAAGAGTCATTTTCCCAGACGCGAGTAGTTGACAATGCTTTCTCTTTGGCCTATACCCCCATCGAACTGATGCGGAGGTGCCCATGCCAAAGACCTATTATCGCGGCGTAAATGCTGGAAGAGGACGCGCAAAGCGTCGTTCTCGCCGTCCCAAACACGGTTACGGCAAAGTTAACGCCTTGACGCCTGCGCAATTCCTGAAGGTGTGGGAACTGGCTGGGCATACAAAGGCTCCTCTACGGGATCGTGCGCTTGTCGGCTTGTCATTCGGATGCGGGCTGCGTGGTTGCGAAATTGCCGGATTGCGCTGGCACACAAATGTTTTGGATGCCGATGGCAAAGTCGCTGAACGCATTCACATTACCTCCGATATCGCAAAGATGTCTATCGAACGCTTTATCTACCTGACACCTGAAGTGCGCGAAGCACTCGTTGCGCTCCACAAGGCGCGACCCAACGATCCATATGTCATCTATCCCTTGCAGCCTCATCGGGCTGGATCGAAGCGTGCGAAACAGCTTGGTCCTCACCGCTGTCATCCGAACACACTTGTCCAATACTGGAAGCGCCTCTACAGACAGGTCAAAATTCATCACTGCGCAAGCCATACGGGGCGCGTAACGTTTGCGACAAATGCCGGTCGCCAATGCAACCTCGTTGGCGGCTCGACTCGTGACGTTCAGGACTTGCTTGGGCATGCGTCGCTAGAATCCACTCAGCGCTATATGATGGAACAGGATGGTGCCCATCGAGCAGCGCTCGTTCGCCGCATCCTTCCTTTCTAATGGCGATCCATCCAAAAGACCATACGTCGTCAAATCCGCGCCTCCAATGTTCCTGCTGCGGGAAATGGAAGCGGATGATACGCGAACATCCCGACCATCGGGGCTGGATGGAGA